GTGTAGACTGCATAACGATGTCCTCCGTCCAACTCCAACCGGGCCGCAATAAGTATCATTCTCTTGCCAACCTGGTCGCGGTAGACACGGAAGTGAGCGCGCCGTTATGGGAGCCCCAGGACGGTCCCCAGGCGCAGGCGTACCACAGCGCGGCATTTGAAACGCTGTACGGCGGGGCGGCGGGAGCGGGGAAGTCCAGTTTAATTCTCGGGCTCGCCCTCACGGCGCATAAGCGGACAAAGATTTTCCGGCGTGAACTGACGCAATTGAACGGCATGATTGATGAATTGCATGATTTGTTGGACCCATTGACGGGCAGTGGACGGGAACAGCCGAAGTGGAACGGCCAACGGTTGTTTTGGCGCGATGTGCCGGGACGGCGGATGATCCAGTTGGCGGCGATGAAGGAAAGTGACGACTGGAAGAAGCATAAAGGCCAGTCACACGACCTGTTTGCTTTTGACGAGCTCACGGAATTCGAGGAGCGGCAATACACCCAGGTGATCGGCTGGGCACGGTCCACATCGCCAGCGCAGCGGGTCCGCATTATCGGGGCAACGAACCCGAATCCTGATGCAGCCGGGGAGTGGGTCATTCAGCGCTGGGCTCCGTGGCTTGATCCCGAGCATCCGAATCCAGCAGCCCCCGGCGAACTCCGCTGGTACTGCATGGAAGACGGCGAAGAGGTGGAACGGCCGGATGGCGACCCGTATGATTTTACCACCGCCACAGGCGAGGAAGAACGCCTCACCCCCCGCAGTCGGACGTTTATCCCTGGCCGGTTGAAAGATAATAAATATTTAGCGGGGACGGATTACGAAGCCAACCTGATGAACCTGCCCGAACCGTTGCGGAGCCAGTTGCTGAAAGGCATCTGGACCTTTAGCCGCAGTGACGGGGAATATCAGGTGATTCCGAGTGCCTGGGTCCAAGCCGCCATGGATCGGTGGAAGCCGCATAATCCGGACGGCTATCCCCTGCATGCGATGGGGGTGGACCCGAGTCGCGGTGGCCGGGACGCCACGGTGATTGCCAAACGGCATGGGCCGTGGATGGACGAGTTAATTACCTATGCCGGGAGTGAGACGCCGGACGGGCCAGCGGTGGTGAAATACATTGCCGATGTGTACCAAGATCAGGCGCTTATTAACCTGGACATTATCGGGGTCGGCAGTTCAGTGTATGACAGTTTGCTAGGCACGGACGGCTTTTCGCACGTCAATCCGGTGGTCGCCTCAGCGCGATCCGACGAGACCGACAAGAGCGGACTGCTGAAAATGCGGAACAAACGGGCGGAGTTGTGGTGGATGATGCGGGAGCTGCTGGACCCCGATAGCGGGACGGAGCAAGTAGCCTTGCCCCCGGACCCGCAGTTGAAGATGGACCTGACGGCCCCACAATACCGTAATACGCTCGGCGGCATTACGATTGAAAGCAAGGACGACGTGCGGAAGCGGCTGAAAAGATCGACGGACATGGGCGATGCCTGTGTCATGGCATTTGCAGACATCAGCGGCGGATTCCGTCCCGCCCAGATCGTGTCGGTGCAGTGGTGAGGAGCGGCGAATATGCATGTGAACGAAGCGCAAGAGAGCAGGATGCTCATACGGGTGATCGTATGTGCGACGATTGTCGCGATGGTCTTAGTCGGCTGTAGCGCCGTAATTGATCGCTGGTCCCAAGTGGACGGGCGCGGCACGGTGGCGCAGGCGGCGTATATGGCGGCATTCCGGAAGATCCAGGAAAGCGTCTGTTCCGGCGATTCACTCCTCGTTGCGCGTGCCCGTAAAGTGCGCGAAGACAACGGCGTGTATCTCCGCTTTGACTGTGCGCGGGCCGCGATAGAGGTATCGTTCCCATGACGAAACAGGGGCAGTTGGCGGTGGCGGCCGGATTGTTGGCGATTATCGGCGTGGTGTTGGCGGTGGCGCTCGGTCAGGTCGAACATCATGCGCTCGCGGAGAATCCGCATCCGGCCAGTGCGAGTATTCGAGATGTCGATGTGGTCCAGTCCCAGGTGGACCGGATTGAAAATAAACTCGACACGGTGCAAAGCAGCATTACGGACAATTCGGAAGAGATCTTAGGTGCCTTGAGGGAGTTGCAGTATGGCCGATGATTTTTCGAGCCCTGTGTTTACACAAACGACAGAAAGGGGCGGACGCTCGTTCGTCCTGGTGGAGCCCTATCGGTATGGTCACGTGCGTGCGCCTGTGGGCTTTGCGTGGGATGGGGCCAGTGTCCCCCGTACACTCTGGACTCTCGGTGGACTGTCACCCGGCCAGTATCTGGGGGCGTCCTGTATACACGATTATTGCTATGCCCGTGCAGATGATGACCTGGCAACGCGGAAGGAGGCAGACCAATACTATTACGAACTATTATTACGCGATGGAGCGCGACGTGTGCAGGCATATTTAGCCTGGTGTTGTGTGCGGTCTTTTGGCTGGCTGCTCTGGCGACAACGGCTCTAGCACATGAACCGGGCTGCACCATTCCGGTGGTGCGCGTCATTGACGGCGATACGTTTAAGATCCGCGAACTCGTGATCTTCGGGGAAGGACATCTGCCGATTATCTCCACCACCTCGGTTCGCCTGTTGCGGGTGGATACGCCGGAGCGTGGGGAGCCGGATTATCAACGCGCCAAAAAGATGCTGGAAACATTGGTCTCCAAAGGGGTCGCCCTTGCCGTCACCAAGCGGGATTCATTTGGACGGTGGCTGGCCGAAGTCTCGCTGTGTATGCAAGGTGAAACCGGTATCGTACAGCGCTCGATTAACGACATGATGATCGAGCAAGGATGGATATATACAAAATGAGTAGTCCGATACATCAATGGTCTGCCGTCAATCTCCGCACCGCGAATATTTTGTGTGAGGCGCGGAACCAAGGACTGCTGGGCATGGAGGCGGTCGATTGGGTGGTCTATAATCGTTCCCACCGGCGCGGCTGGCCGGATACGATGCGCGGCGTGATTCTCCAACGCCTCCAATTTAGCTGGACGCGCCAAGTGGACCCGAATTTTCAGTGGGTGTTGGGAGCCGTGGGGTCAGAGGACCGATTGGTCCACAAAGAAAACTGGCAGGATTTTGTCCACTGGGTGCGCGTGTGGGACGTATGGCGTACCGATGGCGCGGCGGCGCGAGACTATAGCGGGGAGCCGCATCTCGACCCCACGCACGGGGCCGACCACTACCTCAATGTTCCGCTGGTCAAAAAATGGCGGAATGGATCACTGCCCCGGTGGGCGAATGAGCAAAAGATCACAGCGGTGATTGGCGATCACACGTTTTACAAACTGAGGGCCTAATTATGCCAGTCCAGACACCTGATAAAAACGTATATTATTGGCTTCCCATCTGGCAGCGGTGCCGCGATGCGGATGCGGGACAAGATGCCGTCAAACAGCGGGGAGTGCGGTATCTCCCCAGCCCCCCTGCCATGCAGGACGATGCGGTGTACGGATTTTATCTGGAGTCCGCGACCTTTTTCGGCGCGACGGGACGGACCCTGCGCGGTCTCACCGGCACGCTCTTCCGCCGCCCTCCCATGGTCCCGCCATTAACGCCGCGCTTCGCGGAACGGCTGAATAATTTTGACCGGCAAGGCACAGATATTCTGCGCTTCTCGCAGCAAGTGGGGCGCGAACAGATTTTGATCGGCCACCACGGCGTGTTAGTCGGCAAGGGTGACGGCGGACCGGAACAAATTCCCTATGCGACCAACTGGACGGCAGAACAAATCCTCGGGATACAGGATGATGTCGGCCCAGACGGACAACGCCGAATCCGGCAAGTCCGCCTCCGTGATGCTATCCCGCAGATGGACCCCCAGGACGAATTCCAGGTGACGTATCGCGGCCGGGTCCAGGTCTATGACCTCGATGCGGACGGTTTGCTGATCAAACGCGTCTTTTTGGAGCTGCCCACAGAGAATCAGGCCATCGAACGCTATCAGGAAGAAGAATCGCTGCGTGAATTTCCCACGCGCAATGGCGAGCGGCTGGATTTCGTTCCTTTTTACCTCTTCCAATCGGGCGATCATCCGTCCTCGGACATCCAAACGCCGCCAATACTTGATCTTGTCAACGAAAACATGGCCCATTACCGCGCCTCAGCGTCGTATGAACGCGCACGCTACCGCCTCTCGGACCCTACACTCGCCATTTTTGACGATGCGACCAAACGGGACGTCGATAAAGGCAACATTCAGGCGATTCGGCTCGGCGGGGACAAAGCCATCATCCTGGGCAGTCAAGGAAAGATGGAAATCGCCGGAACGGACCCGCAATCGCTCATTGCACTCCGCGATCCGCTGAATATGCGCCGAGAAAACATGGCGTTATTGGGATCGCGACTGCTGGAGACGCCACGGAAGCTCGTGGAAGCGACCGAGACCCATATGCTGCGTGCCAGCGGCGAAAATGCGACGTTGGTGGACATTGCGAACGCCCACGAGAAGGGGATGACCCAAGTCTTACAATGGATGCTCTGGTGGGCGGGAGAAAGCCCGGCTTTTGTGGCGGATCAACATTTTGTGATGGAAAAAGACTTTGTCCCAGTCGGATTAGACCCGAATGCCCTGCGCGAGCTCGTATCTGCCTGGCAAAACGGGGCAATCTCCCACGAAACCCTTCTTTTTAACATGAAAAAGGGCGAAGCGTTGCGCCCTGATAAGACAGTGGAGCAGGAGTTGGATGCGGTGCGGGGAGCAACCGCCCCCCCATCAGAGGCAAATCGTAGTATAACGGGAGTGGAAGGAGTTAATGATGGCGATTAGTTCTAGGTTTCCGGACGAACAATCGGTCCCAGAGTGGGCCAAGGATAGTGTGGTTAAAGATGAGCGCAGCGGCGAGTACGTCTTGCAGGTGCAAGGCTTTGTCGATGGCACCCGGTTGAATGAGTTTCGGAATTCGAACCGCGATCTGAACTCCACCGTTGCGAAACTGAAGGACGAGATCGATAGTAAACGGGAAATCGATCCAGATCAGTACCGGAAGATGCAAGAACAGATCCAGCAACAGAGCACCAACGGCAGTAAGGAATTGGAAGCGCAAGTCCAACAACTCCGCTCCCAATTCGACACGTACCGAGAACAGGCGGGTGCCAGAGAAAAGGAACTGGAGGCAGAGCGGACACAGGCCCTGCGGGACCTGGATCAACAGCGGGTGAAAGCCTCTGTCGCCTCGGCGTGTACGGAAACCGGTGTCTCGGACTCCGGTGTGACGGATGTGCAGCTCCGTGCGGAACGAGAATTGCGATTTGTCGATGGGGCAACCGTGGCTGTCGATGACCAGGGGAACCCGCGCTACAGCGAACGGGAACCGACGAAATTAATGACCCCACAAATTTGGATACAGGAACAACTGCTGCCACAAGCACCGCATTTGTTCAAGCGCTCGAAGGGCGCAAACGCCGCGAACGAAGGGATTCAGTCGCAGAAAATCGATGCGAACGATCCCCTGACATTCGGACGGAATCTTGAAGCGATTGCGAAAGGACAAATAACGGTCTCGTAATCAATCTATTAACCGCCTGATAAGGTAGCTGTCGGAGGAGCGCCCCGCCCGTCGCGCAGACGGGGATCACGTTGATCGGGAACTGGGGCTGCCGCTTTAGATGTCTACCACCCCCCTCTGGGTAATGCCCGTGGTGTTGTTGAGGGTCAGCTCAACGAATCCCAGGAGGATTTATCATGGCGAATACCCTGACCGAAGTCACCCCAAAACTCCTCGCGCAAGGCTTATTGGCCCTCCGCGAGAATTCCATTATGCCCCGCCTCGTGAATCGAGGCTACGAATCCATCGCTGGAGAACGCGGGAAGGCAGTCGATATTCCGATTCCTTCTTCGATCACCGCTGCGGCGGTCAGCCCTGGGGCGACCCCGCCTTCAACCGCAGACGTAACGCCGACATCCGTCAGCGTGAATTTGGACCAGTGGTATGAAGCGCCGTTCCATCTGTCTGACAAGGAACTGGGCGAAGTCATGGCTGGCACCATCCCGATGCAAGCGTCGGAAGCCATCAAGGCGCTGTCGAACAACATCGATAGCTACATTCTTGGCAAATACAAAGGTATTTACGGCTACGCAGGAGTTGCCGGGACGACTCCCTTCGCGTCCGCGTTGACCGAGTACACCAATGCGCGGAAAACACTCAACACCCAACTCGCCCCGCTGGATGATCGTCGGGTTGTTCTCGACCCGTCGGCGGAAGGCAACGCCCTCCTGCTCCGTGCGTTCCAAGACGCGAGTTTTGGCGGCGGTGCTGGCGTGATCATGCGCGGCAATATCGGCACCAAGGTTGGAGCTGATTGGTTCATGGACCAGAACGCGCCGACCCACACGAACACCGGCACCGGCACCATCTTGGTGAACGACGCCTCCGTGTCCGTGGGCGATACAACCCTGACCTGGGATGGTGGCGGCACCGCTCCAGCGGAAGGTGATGTGTTTACCGTCGCGGGCGATACGCAGACCTATGTGGTGGCGTCTTCGACTGCCACGGTGATCACCATGTACCCGGCGGCCAAAGTGGCCTGGGCCGATAACGCAGCCGTGACGTTCAAAGCGACACACGCTGTCAACCTGCTCTTCCACCGCGATGCGTTCGCGTTTGCAACGCGCCCGTTGGCTGGCATTGAAGATGGCCTGAACGGAATTGCCCGAACCGCCGTTGATCCGGTGAGCGGATTGACGCTTCGGCTGGAAGTCTCACGCGAGCACAAACGGACCCGGTACAGCTTTGACGTGCTGTACGGTGCCACGCTGGTGCGTCGTGAGTTGGCGTGTCGGATTGCCGGATAACAGAAACAGTGAGGGAGGAGACGTATGGCTGAAGCAAAAACCGTGAAGGTGCAAAATGGGCAGGGCTATATGCTGATTAATGAATCGGACTATGACCCTGCCGTCCATACAAAGTACGACGAACGGCCACCTGCTCGGTCAAAAGTCTCCTCCGCACTGTCTCGCAAACGGAAAGCGGATGATAAATCCCGCATGTAAAGGGGTGAGAGTGTGGCGATTACCCTTGTGGTAGAAACGGGGAGCGTGGTGGCCGGTGCGAATACCTTCGTCACGGAGGCGCAGCAACGGGACTGGCTCCTCAATTCGACATTATATACGGATCTTGCGGAAGACGTGGACCAAGCCACCCTCTTGCGGTACATGGTACGGGCAACCGAGATCATGACGCGCTGGGGCGTCTGGTGGGGCAGTCTCGTAGAGACCACCCAGTCCTTGTCGTTCCCAAGGTCCGGTCTGATTGACCGCAACCGAAACTCCGTCGATTACACCACCATTCCCACGGACGTGCAGTCCGGGCAGAAAGAAATGGTCGGCGCAATGCTGCGCGTGGCGTCACGGAGCGTGGGCATCGACGGGGAGATCTACGACCCGGTTGATGTCGCGGAACGGGAAGATCGCATCGACCAACAGACGAGTCGCGTGAAAGTTGCGAATAACCCCCTAGATCGCACGGACCCGCTGCGTGGATCGGTCACGCCGGATGTCCAAGCCTTGTTTGCCCCCTTTGGGTATATCGAACTCGGGCAGCATAGCGTGGGGATTATCCAAGGATGAGCTTATTAGGGTTGCAGAGCGGCACCCAAGCGGCAGCGCGGCGTGTCTTTACCGCACATCGCGGCCATGTCTCAGCTGCCGTGTTCCGCCGAGTCGTGGTGGGCGCGAATAACGCCACGACGGGCAATGTCACGCGCAGTGAATCGACCTGGACCGTGCGGATGATGCGAGCGACTGCCCGGCAGGACGGGGACGAGAGCACGACAACGGCCCCCCACACGGGACGGGAACGGCGGATTTATCTACTGGCCGAAGATCTGCCAGGGGTGCGTATTCGCCCGAATAAAGATCGCATTGAGGACGACGGCGTGACGTGGCAGATCCGCGAGGCCCACTTGCTCGGCGGAGACGCGATTTGGTCATGTCATGTGGTCTTGGTGTGAGAGGAGGAGTGATGGATATAGAAATGCTACATGGACTAATGTTAGCGTTGGCGGATCGTCTGCCGGGAGAGGATAAATGGTCGGATGACCGGATTTGGCTGCGCTGGGCGGTGCGACTCGCGACGGACAAGAAAGAAATGGATGAAAAAGAGTGGGAGCGTCGGTGGGGCGCGGGGATGCAGTCGGGCGAACAACGGCTTAGTGCGCCGTCTGTCGGTGCTGCCCATAGTCACGCCTACCGTGCCGGAATGAGCTATTATCAGTCGATGGACATGAGCCTCCTAGCCTCAGATCGGGAAGAGCACGTCAAGGAAGCCATCGCAGGAGTCTCTGCTGCCCTGGCCGCGCTGAAAAGCCCCGCCCCAGCAGCAGACGACGCACGCGACGTTTCCGTGCAGTTGGTTGACGAGGAAGAGGATTGAGGATGGGTGATAGCCGCACCAACAGGACTTTTTTTGATGCGACGACACCGCCGTGGCGGTTGGCTGTCTTCCGCGATATGGCAGTGGTCCCGGCGTTTTTGCGAGGCCGTGACATCTTCGTGCGGACGCTGAAGCCCATCTGGACGGAAGGCTCCCATCCGATGTCCGGTGAGGCAACGGACGGGGCGTGGTGCTACGTGACAAATCTGGAGCAATGGGAAGGGAAACTGGCGCGGACCCAAGTGGAAACCGTTCAACTGTGCGATGAATACGCCCATGACGTGGCGCTGATCAAGGCGGCGACCTGGCTTCCCCAGGCATACCCGATACGCAACTACGCGGGAGGTGCGTCGTGATCGAATTTGATAATTTTAAAAAAGCCACGGAACGTCTCTTGAAACAGGCGAAAGATTTACCCGGTGGGGTCAGGCGGCAGGCAGGTCTCACGGCAGCAGACCTCTATGGGAAGATCGTGTCACGGACCCCATACAACGTCAAAGGAACAGACTACGAGTTTTCTGGGAACGCCCAGCAGTCGTGGTATATTGATGTGGGGGCTGGGAGTGGGGATGACCTGCTCAATATCGAGGTCTTTGGCGGCGGCGTTGAGACTGACCGGACAGGCAGTAGTCCCATTAGTTATCATGCAGCACGTAGTGAGGCTCGATCTGCTATCGGGGATTTGTACTACCTGGAAGGGGCAAAGATCCAATTCGTCTCTGATATTGAATACATGGCAGATCTGGAAGATGGGTATAGTAATCAAGCGCCTGACGGCTTTATCCGGCTCGCTGCCCACGATGCCGTGGACGAACTCCGTGCGAAAATAGAGCGAGGGCGTGGCTAATGCCGTTAAGCGCGGACACGATTCTTTCTTTTGAACGACAAGCCGTCGAAGGCCACTTCCTCACGCAGTGGGGCACCACCACGGCGGTGCAAATGGTCAACGTCCCAGAGATCGATAAGGTCGATGACACGGGACGTGCTATCAATTGGTGCTGGTTCAGGGTCGAGTGGGGCGAAGAACGTCAGGAGAGTATCGGGTCCAGTAATCCCCGCTTCCGAGCCAATGGGCTTGCCACCTGCGTACTCTACGTTCCCCGTGAAAGTGGGCGGGACACCATTAACCTCCTTGCCTCGAAAGCCGCCCGTATCTTGCGGATGACCGATTTGACCGTCGGCTCACAAACGGATTGTCAGATTACGTTTGACCGGCATGTCGATATCGGCTCGGAACGGGAAGAGGAGAGTTGGCTGCAACAAGCCATCCGCTCCCGGTTCACCGCACAACGTCGGTACACGTAACCGCATCCATGTCTGCCAAAGTGACCCGTTTGGACGAACACAGGCGGGAACACGTCCCGCGCATCCAACTCGAACGCCGCTACGTCCAGGACGTCGATGCTGAAATCTGGGTGGCCAAATGTCCCCAGTGCGGACGGGTCTGCGCCTATCAAAATTCCAACGAGATTTTGGCCGGTAGGTTTCGGTGCCGATGCAAGAAAGTCTTCGAGGTGTAAATCCTCCCCCCTCCCGCGTCCGTATCTGCTATCCTACACGGTAGGCAACGCTCCGATTCGGCGCGACCTCCGTCTCCCCCGATTGTGGGAGCTACTCTACCTATGCGATTTGATATCGCGGACTGAGGAAGGACGTGCAGTATGCCAGGCGAAACCAATCGAGTGTCCGTGCAATTTGAGCGTGAAGCGGATTTCAACACGATTCCCGGCGCGCCCGATATGACCACCAAAGAAGTGGTATCGGAGAGTCTCACCCATAACAAAACAACCTCACGATCCCAGCGGATTCGGAGTGACGCACAGGTGCCGGACTGGATAGAAACCGCGGTCCAAGCCACCGGTGGGCTCAACGATGAGCTGAGTTATGCCGCTCACGATGATTTCATTGAATCGAGCATGCGCGGCACGTATGCGGCTACCGCATTAACGGGGATACCCGGCGGAATTATGACTGCCTCGACACGGCGCATAGATAACACCGGCACATCGCCATCATTTAATACGACGGGAAATATTGTCGCGGGACAGGCCATCAATATTTCGGGATTTTCGAATAGCGCCAATAACGGCATCAAGATGGTCAAAACCGTGACGGACAGCGAGATTTTTTTAGCGGAAGAAGAAACCGACTTGGTGAATGAATCAGGGGCTACGCTTGCTGTTGCGACAGCCAAGCGGGTCATTAACGGCACCACGGCGCGGTCTTACTACATCCAGAAAGAGCAAGCCGATACGGCAGCGAACTCATTTCAACGCTTCACCGGGATGCGTGTGAATAGTTGGAATTTGAACTTCGCCGCTGGTGCCGTCATCGAGTCGAACTATGACTTCATGGGCACGGCGATGACCACAAGTGACACTGATTTGGATGACGCTCCGACTGCCGCATCATCGAATACGGTGATGTCCGCCTCCGCGAATGCGGGAGCCGTGCGGCTAGACGGACTAAAGCTCTCCGCTAGTTCGGTGCAGGTGCAATCGGTGAACCTCACGGTCAATAACTCGATGCGCGGACCGTCCGTGATCGGGCAAAAGGGCGCAGGGTTCATTAACGCGGGTTCGTTTGAGGTCACCGGGACACTGGGGATCTTCTATAGCCGGTTGGATGAAGTCAGTGACTTCGTGGCACACACGTCTCGGCGTCTGCATTACAACGCCCAGGATGCTGCCGGGAATGCCATTTTTGTCGAACTCCCCGCGTTCTATTTCCTAAGTGACGGAACACCGCAAGCGGGTGGCATTGATGACGATATTCTCGTCAACTTCAACATCGGCTGCAAACTCAAAGCAGCAGCCGCCGGGATTCCATCGACATACACAATGTGCGTGTCCATGGTTGACGCATAAACGGTGTGGGCAGGTGGGGTTCTTTCCGAACTTGCTGCGCCCCACCGCCACATGGAGGGGGGGGATTAGACTCCCTCTCCCCCTCACCACTTGCTGAGGGAAATAACGCAAGTGACAATGGGAGTCTGGTATGGCAGCAAAAAAGAAAGTGGAGCCTATGGAGACGCTTGAAGCCGTAGATGCAGATCTGCAGAAATTCGAGGAAGGGAAGCATAAAGTTACCAAGGACGGAAAAACCTTCGAGGTCTTCTCTCTCGGTGACAATGTGTTCGATCAAGGGAAAGAGGATGACGGGGTATGGTGTCCGCTCGATGAAGGTCGGTATGGACCGGATGGCCCCTCACTGAAAGTGCGGCGAGCGGGATGCGAGAAGTCGATGGACGTCAATAAGCGCATGGAAGATTTTCTCGTGGATCGGTTCGGGTCTAACTACCAACTCGACAATATCCCCGAAAAAGTCCAGAACTACGTCACCGCGAAACGCTCACAAGCACTCGTGTCCGACTGGAAGAATATTAAGTTCACAAGTGAAGATGGATCACGGGAAGATCGCCCTTTTGACGAGAATAATCTCTGGAAGGCGCTGATTAGTGCGGACCGCACCCTCCTCGCGTTCATCATGCAACAGGCCCTTAATCAGGAAAACTTCCGCAAGGAAGAGATTGAGGAAATGGAAAAAAACTGAGGGCGTTCGGCGAGTGGACGGAGGTGCTTCACCAGAAAAATGAAGCCACCGGGGAATTACTCATCGAACAGTTCCAACGTGAATTGAGGTCCGAACTTGCTGACGCCGACGATCCCGAATCCGTCCCGATACGCAAGACGCTCCAAGGTCGGCCTCATCTTAATCCGTTCCAGGCGCAAATTGTGGGCGTCTATTATGACCTTCTCCCAGATGCCCAAGGCGGCATGGGCGAAAGTTTTATCCCGCATGCCACGATCCGCTCGTACCTTACCGACTATCATAACGTCCATAATCGCAGCATGCTCGAACTCTACATTCGTGGGGTCCGCGCTATCGAAAATGGCAAGTTTGGGGCGAAGAATAAGCTGCGAGACCGAGAGAAGAAAGTTAAGACTGCTGCAAAACTTCCATCGTGAGAGGCTGCGCTAAATGGCCGAATCCATACGCCTCAATATTGTCGTCAAGGGACAGAAGGAACTCAAAGATGTTGAGGCACTGTTCCGCCAACTCATCAAAACGATGGGGGGTGTGCAGGCGGCGACTCAGAAAGTCCAACGGGTTGAGAGTGAGGCCGTTAAGGCAAAGAAGCAGGGGAAGGCGGAACTTCAGAAAGAGATTGCTCTCCAACGGAAGCTCCAAATAGAAATAAAGAGTGCCCTCAGCAGCAAGAAGACGGAGCGGGAGCTGGCAGTTCAAATGCGACGGGTCACATTGCAGTCGAATGGGGCGTACCGGGCGCAAGCCGCGATATTGGCGCGATTAGAGGCGAAGAATAAAGATCTGCGAAATGCCCACCGACAATTATGGCAGGAGACGAAAAAAGGCACCACGGAAACAAGGAAATTCAATACCAAAATAAAACAAACCACCCAGTCGGTCAAAAAATTCAATAAGGAAGCCGTCACGATGAGTGGGCTCCTGAAGACGGGGCTGAAAATTGGCGCTGGGTTCGGGGCCTGGAAGCTCATAACGGGAATTATTCGACTGTATGTTCGGCAGTTGCAAATGGCCCTACGGTTTATGACCAAGATGGTGAAGGAAACATTCAGCTTCCTTAACACTTTAGAACGGACCAGGTTCGCAATGGCCGCTATTATGGGAAATGCCTCCAAAACAACGGAGCATTTCGCTTCATTAGGGGAGGCCACAAAAGTCTATAAGGCTAACTTAGGGCGAGCGGCTGCATTCCAGCGGGAAGTGCTGCTCTTATCGACACGGGTTGCCGGGACGGCAGAGGAGCTACTGGACGCCTCACAGCGGGTGTTGGCCTTTGGGTCACAGCAGATCGCCACTGACCGGGAACGGATCATATTGACTGCCAATCTCGTGCAGATGTCTAAAATGTTAGGGCTGCACGGCGAGAAGATGTTGACTGAAATTCGTCAGATCTTCGAGTTAAATCGAAGACAGGGTCAGACGATTCTGGAAACGATGGGCATCGATATCAAACGGTTACGTATCTATAAAAACCAAGGCATGTTGATTCGAGAGATGAATAGGCAAGCCCTAGCTTTCCAGGCGGCGTCATTCGATATGGCGAATACCTGGACACAGCTATTAGACGCGATGAAAGTTTTTCGGAATTTAATATTCGGGGATGACTTAACCCTGCCGTTTCAGGCACTCAAGCAGATTATCATCGGGGTGCGGGATGAATTAGGGGCATTTTTCCAGCTGCAGCGACAGTTTGGGATGTCGGATGAGGAAAAGGCAGCGGCAAAGGCAGCGGGTAAATGGGAGGCTGTGGCGCTACCGGCGGGATGGCACGATAGCAATAAAACTGCACAAGAGACTTTCGGCTTCGCAGGGCTGATGTCCGCGTTTACAATACCAGAAGAGGATATGAAGAAGTTATCGGCAGCAATAGCGCAGTTGATAATACAATTCGGAGATTTAGTAGGAGTAATAGCGGGGGAACTGGTGGAAGGGCTTGTGGGTCTTACGCCGCTTATTATCAAGTTCACAGCCATGATTATGACAATGACTGCGAATATGGGGGGACTGAATCATCTGGTAGTGGCGATAGGGCATACCTACGCGGCTTTTGTGGCGTTTGGGAAACTTATCGTGGCGGCGGCGAAAACAGCATGGCACGGCGTGATCAAGATCATGGCCCAGGTAGAGAAGGGGGCGCTAGAGCTGTCGCTCAAATTAGATAGTCTCCAAAAAACCAAAGAATTTTGGACAAATCTTGTAGCATGGTTCCCCGCAATTAGGTCACAGTTCAGGCAAGGATTTAATCCTGCGGAGTCTCTGGGGATGACTGAGAAGGAAGTAAAAGAAACTTTAGCAAGGATAGACATTCTAGAGGGAAAATTAACGGAAACTGGTAAGAACGTGAAGAATGCCTTTGCTGCAGAGGCTCTCGAGGATTTCCGGACAGAGCTGACGAACATATGGGAAGAACTGAAAAAGATCCCAGGAGCACTTCCCCCTGGAACGCTGGAGGACTTAGAGAAAAACCTACAGAAGATGTTCAAACTATTGGGCGAAACCGGGAAGGCGAACAAGGAATTAACAAAATCGGAAAAAGCTGCGATTTCCGCCTGGAATAAGCGAACGCAAGGCATAATAAAACAGACTAGAGAAATCGGGCTATATGGAGCGGCACTAATAGAGGCAAGAGTGGAAGAGGAAGCAACCATTGCTAATTTTGGGGCATGGAAGATTACGGATGAGCAAAAGGCACAAAGGACGGCTGCGTATACGGGGCTATTAAAGAAGCAAAATAGCGAGACATTGCGGAGGCGGAAGTTAGAGGAAGCCTATGAGATGGAGGCGACGTTGCAGGAAAACGCCATTATGATGGAGATGCTCATCACCGAAAATGACATCAATAATGCCAAGGAATGGCAACTTGAATTGGATATGCGGCTGTACGAGATGTCATTACGCCGTATGGAAGTTGAGGACGAGAAGGGGAGGATAATTAAGAAGTACCAAGAGCACCAAATACAAAATATGCTGCGGCAAACGCGATTGAATAAGAAACTCAATAAGGATGTGCAGGATCATGTCGCCATTCTGGAAAGGAACACTATTGACCTCGTGAAGATCTTTGACAAGTCTTTTGAGTCTATCGAAAGTGGCGTTAAAGAATTGGGCGACGTGTTCGAGATGGCTGGCAAAAATATGGTTAAACAGTTCGCCCATTCGTTTCTTTTCGGGAAGCAGGTTGAATTTGATGCGGGGTTTACCGCAAATCTTAAGGACTTATTCGGAGAGACCGGGCTTCTGGGTATGTTTAAAGATGGTGGAATAGCAGGGGCCAAAGCGTTCGGAGATAATTTTATCAAAGGGATTCGGAAACTGTTCGGCGGCGGTGGTGGCGCGGGTGGCGGTGGTGGTGCGGGTGTCTGGACACCGCCCTGGGGAGGCGGAGGCGCAGGCGGTGGTCCTGCCGCTCCTCAGTGGAGCAGCAGTCAGCATTGGAACAACATGCCGTTTGTTGATCCGGCTATGCGGGAGGCTATTCGTAGTGGAACTCGCGCACCGGGTTCCTTTGCGTCGGGCACCGGCGGCATTGGCAGTTGGGGCGGTATTGGCGTGTCGGACATGCAGAATTTTTGGGGCGGTGCTGGTGGTGGCTCATCAGCGTATGCACAGAGCATGCAAAACGTGCAATGGGGTGCTCCGAAGCCTGGATGGCAGGGTAATATTATTAATCCCGGTGGTGCCGCTGCCGGTGGTGTCACGCCATGGGGCAGTGCAGGAATGGGCGGGGCAGCGGTTAGTGGCATTGCCAGCCTCGCCGGGTATAAAGGAACTGGCGGTCATATCGGTGCTACGGTTGGTACGATGGCGATGTCCATTAGTGCTATATCAAAACCAATCATTGCATTTCTCTCCAACACCTTTGGGCAGTTAGCTGGACAGTTGGCGAACTACATTATCCCCGGCCTTGGGTTCCTCATTGGATTTGCGATGGAGGAACTGCTCGGGGCTCTATTGGCACCAGGACGGATCAAGCAAGATAAAGACGAGATTCGGGCCTTCGCAAAAGAAATCGGCCTCTCCGGTGTCGATCCGCAGGGCGGCAAAAGTCTGACGATTCGGCATCAACAGGCGGACGTCGAGTTCGCCGAACAACAAGGCGGCTTGGCGGCACTCTCGTTAATGTATGTGGATCTGGACGACAAGATTGAGCATGTATTCGGCACCATGAAGCGCTTTACGAATCAGTTCCAGGTCGGATTCCTCGAAGCGGGTCTGACGATGGAAGAAGCCAATGAGAAGGTGCTCGAACTCGCGGAAAAGATGGGGTTCACGATTGGGACAGTGGTCGAGCAAATTAACAAATTTGCGGAGGAAACCAATCTCGCGGAATTCCGCGAAGAGCTGGAAGAGACCGGGCGGTCAGGGAATGAGATGCTGTTCTTGAGTGAGATGCTCAAGGGGGGCATCGAGATTGCCACGAAATTCAACCCGCTGATCGATGCGACAGCACTCTCGAACCGCTATCTTGCGGACGCCTTTAGGGAAGCGGGGGAAACCGCTGGACTGCTTGATGAGGATCTGGCGAGTTTGGAAGATCGTATCCGTTCGGGTGATCTCAATATTGAAGACGCTATTGGCGCACTGCACGATATCGGGATCACGTCTCTCCGTATCCAAAATATTGAGTTGGACGCAGATCAAATTGAAGAAGAACTCACACGGGCGATGGAACAGTCAGCCCAGGCACTGAAGGGGATGAGTGCCGCCTTCGCCAAAGGTCTGGAAGCCGGATTAAAAGGTGGGGATGTCGCCGCCGCCGCAGAGGCCGGATTCAGAGAAGTCTTCCGTGCGGCGTTGCAAGAAAAGGCGATGGCGACCTTCATCGAGGAGAACCTGGCTGGGTTGTTTGAAGATTTTGACTTTACCAAGCCGATTGATATGTCCTCTGATGCATTTCAGGATCTCGCCAGCGGAATCGGGATCGCAGCGGAGCAACTGTACGCCCTGCTGGAAGCGGCTAATTTATTGCCTAACACGATTGGGGCCGCGAGTGCTGAGATGAACGTGCTGAACAACGCGCTCGTCGCAATCAAGCAGCAGATCATCGACGTGCAGCTCGCGTTTGCCGCAAATCTCGTGGCTATCGGTGCTGGCAGCGCCCTTGATCTTCAGCAGCAAAAACATGCTCGTACTAGCTCCCAACTTGGCATACATAGTGGTCTGAACCTGCACGAGGGCGGGGTGTGGGATCTAGAGCAAAGTTCGATGGAGGGGTTACACGCTTGGGCACAGGCGTTTGCTAATATGCGACAGGCGGAAGTTGATCTCTTCCAGGCGCGTGCCGCAGCGGAACAGCGTCGGCTGCAAGACGAGATCGACGGTATCAATGACCGACGGGAAGCCGACTTAGAAGCCAACGCAGAGTTGGTCAAGGCGGCGAATGACCGCCTTACACTGGCACGCGAGGAACGGGCTGAGATCGCCCAGCTCGCGCAAGAAGCTAAGGCACTCGCGAAAAATTTTGAACAGTCTGCTGATAAGATCGGCGATATGATCCGCACCATTGCCACCGGATCGAGTGCGTTCACTACCGGCGAACGGCTCGGGGTGCTCCAACTCCAGGAAGCCTCACTCCGCACGGCGCTGGCAGGGGCAGGGGCGGAAGACCAACCCGAATTGTTCGACCAGCTCGCGGCCAATCTTGTCGCCCAGTTGAAAATGTCGCGGAACCAAGGATCTGCCTTGACCGACGAGACCAATACCACGCTGCAAGAACTGGAAGACCTCCAAACCCAGGCGTTGGCGGCGGCGGTGGCCCAGCGGAACATCGAACGGGACATGAACAACACCCTGACTTCCATCGATAATCGCATCGAAGCAGATACCGATTTGATCACGAGTTTGCAAGAAGAGGCGAACCGTATTAATAGCGCTGCTAAGATCGCTATCGAAGCCGCGCAGGATCGGTCTACCGCTGCGGTGGATCAGATGCGTAGGGAGACAGTTGCGAGATTGCACGCACTCCACATCCGCGAAATGCAGGTCTGGAGGGGGATTGAAATTAAATCTCAGCAGAGATTCTTGGCAGAGCAGGACATGAATCAAAAATTGGAAGGTACTCTTAATAGCCTCGACGAGACGATTGAAACACTGAACATCCACCTTACCGACCTGACTAATCCCCCCGCGCCGAACGGGAATAACCAGACGGGTGGGAATAACTGGAATAACTGGAATAACTGGCAGGGATTCACGTCCGCAGCATCAGGGTACAGCGGTATGGTGTCACGACCAACCTGGTTTCAGGTCGCGGAACGGGGACCAGAGCATGTACAGGTTACGCCCGTCGGAGAGTCGGTGCCTGGGCCGCTGCATCTGACCATCGCCCCCACAATCAATGTTTCTGGTGCCGCAAATGGAAAAGCCGTCGGGCAGCAGGTGTACCGGCAAATCGAAGATGGTATCATCAGGTCGATGGAGAGCGGACGGCTGCGCGGCGTCCTGAAGAAAGGACATTAATGGACCTACGCTACGCGACAGAATTTTTGTCCTATACGGTGACAGCCAGTGATGCCGTCTCTGCGGACTACCCCGTCACGAATCTGAACAGCGATTCGGCCAATCCGATTTTAGAGCAGTATCGGTCTCTTAATGCGTCAGGCACAAAGACGCTGACATTGGATTTCGGGGCTGCGAAAACGATTGTCTTGACCGCCGTTCTCGGCACGAATTTCACGGCGATGACGCTCGCTGGCACCGCGAAGACGTTGACGAAGAATGCCCTCACCTCCCACTATGGCAATGCCCTCCTGCAAACCGTCAGCGCATCGAATACGATGGTGGTGGTGGTCAGCGTTGCCACGCCTATCGATAGTGCGGGGTACTTCAAAATCGGTCAGATTTTATGTGTCGAAACGGGCAAATTGAATGTCTTGAGCCGGGGGATGCTGGCAGGGGCAACGATCAAGGTCATAGATCCCGTTTTAGAGGCCGGAACGGACGTACAAGACCTGATTCCCGGCGATGCCTACCGCACACTGCAATTTAGCGATGAGGTCGAATATGCGGCAGGAACGGGCGATTTTGATGCCCTCCGTGCAATCAGCCCGGCCACCAAAATTATGATCGTGGATCTGGATTCGCCATCACAGCTACCCGTCTTTTACGGACGACGGATGTCGGCAGAGGAGAGTATTAGTCTCGGCAGCACCATGCAAAGTGGATCAATGGAATTTTTAGAATTGATCTAAACAAGAGGAGTCTACGATGGCAGCGCAGTTAAACGGAGAAATGGGGTTATTGGACCGGATTCGGGCACAGTATACGACGACGGAAGATATCGACATCCAGCTAAAAATATTAGAGATCCAGCAGCGCGAAGCCCAAGCGGCATGCCTGGCGGCACAAAAACAAGCTGAGACCTTAGCGTGGCAAATGGCCGTCTTGCAGGATCATCGAGGGACGTTGGGGCAGGAGGAGAACAATGGCGACAACACTTAGCAATCTCAACAGCCTCCCCATTGCGGACGTGGGGACCAAGACCGAAAACTGGGCGTTGATGATCAATAATCTGTTTTCGTACATCGACACGCTCGAAGCCGGAACTGCTGCCCACCCGAATGTTGTCACAGCGGCACTCAAGGTCACGGCAGGGGCAGGGGCCAATAAGATCCTCCAGAGTGATGCGGACGGAGATCTCACCTATACGCTCACCCCGAATCTGACATCTCTCGAAATCGATACGCTCAAGGTCACCACCTCCGCTGGTGCCAATAAGCTCCTCGTTTCCGATGCGGATGGAGATCTGACATACACCCTCACGCCTAATTTGACTTCCCTTGAAGTTGATACATTAAAAGTCACAACTTCCGCTGGTGCCAATAAATTGCTCGTCTCTGACGCCGACGGGGATCTGACTTACACCCTAACACCTAATTTGACCTCACTTGAGGTAGACACACTCAAAGTGACAACTGGTGCTGGTGCCAATTCCGTACTCGTGAGCGATGCGGACGGAGACGCATCGTGGACCCTGACCCCGAACCTGACCTCACTGGAAGTTGACACACTCAAAGTGACCACTGGTGCGGCAGCCAACAAATTGTTGAGTTCCGACGCGGACGGTGATTGCGCGTGGACTGCCACACCAACTCTCACTACCTTGGAAGTCGGCACGGTCAAAATAACGGGCGGCTCACCGGGCGCTGGAAAAATCCTCCAAAGCGACGCCGACGGTGACGCGACTTGGGAGACGGCCTCAGGTGGAGGAGGGGGCGACTTCAGCAACGGAGGAGATGCGGGGGGCGCTGCTCGCACGCTAGGAAATACAGATGCCTACGACCTCGGGTTTGAAACAACCAATGTGACGCGCATGACGATTCAAGCGGCGGGCAGAGTGGGCATTGGTGCGGGTACGCCCACAGACGGGACACTGCATGTGATATCCGGCACGGCAGGAACTGTGGCCGCTGATGGCGGGGCGGACGAGTTAGTGCTAGAGGGGACGGAGTGCGGCATGACCATTTTATCCAACGACGATCAATCAAGCTCAATTTTTTTCGGCTCGCCGGGTGGCAGCTCTCGGGATGCGCGGATCGCATGGAATCATGATGGCGACCTTTTTAAGCTTGGATCAAACAAGGCCGGGGGCGTGCTCCAACTTACGTCGGGTAACGGCACGGTGGGATTGACAATTGATGCCGCGAGCGAGGTGGGGATTGGAACCGCTGCTCCTGCCGCGCCACTGCATGTGGTCGGCACAACCTATTTCTCGGACGACCAGGTGAATATTTTTGACACCAGCGCCAGCGGCGTGGTTGCGCCCGCAGGTAGTGGGATGCTCCATATTGATATCGGCACGACTGCCACGTTCAGCCGCGCTATCACAGTCCACAGCGCACGCGCTGACGCCTATGGGCAGATGCACGCTTTTGACCAGCGCTCGGCTTCACCTGCAAACAACGATGTCGTGACGAGCTTTGATATGCGTACTGTCGGTGCTGATGATACGTACTATGTGTCGTCGGGCGCGATCAAACACCGCACAACAAATATCGGATCACTGGGTGGAGACGGACTTGTGGATGGGTACTCAAGCGACTGGCTTTTTTACTGCTGCAACGGCGTTGACGCTGCGGGTGCTTATAACGGGGCGGTAGCCCCAAATGTGTACGGGCAGCTAACCGCTGCTGGCGTGTGGACAGACTCCTCCGCTGGCATCAACAAACTGTTTGACGACAATTATACAGACCGCTATGGCACCATTTGTGACACCCTCAGTGCGCTGAGAATTTGCACATACCGTGCAGCCAACGGGCCGGAGGATCGGCCCTATTCGTTCGGCACGTCCGCGGAAGAATTTTACGAGATATTTGGGATCGGGGAGGAGCCGAGGATGGTGACAAACAAGGACGGCGAGGGGGAATACCGGGCGGGTATCGCAGCCAAAGAGCCAGCCTTTCTTGCGCTTGCGGCGTGCCAAGAATTACACGCCCGTCTCAAGGCCCTAGAGGAGGAGTAGGACAATGCTAAAATTGAACACGCCTATCACTGTGGGTGACAGAACGTATACGCACGCTAAACTGGTATCGGCAAGTTGGCGTGCAAACGCGGAATCGCTGGAGCGGCTACGGTATCAGCTTTGTACTGTCGAGGGCGGAATCATCAGGATCGGGAGTATCGTTTACAACGATCTGGTTGACGCTGCGCCACCCGCGCAGCCTACTGTAACTGACGCACCGACGGCTTTTATCATAGACAGGGTCCAGAACAACGAAGGCTCCGCAGATATCTTTTCCGGCTTGCATGGGATCGATGCTCTGATCGATACTTACCTGGCGGACCAACCGCCTCAAGTCTTCCAAGACGGGGAAACGACAACCGTGCTTGCGGCGACTGTCGAAGCTGCCCCTGCTGGCGAACTCCCAGCGCGTGAAATCATCGATAACCGCACAGAGGACTAAATGGCAGACGCCCCACATCAACAAATCACGTTGACCGTCGATGGGACGACGTACAAGGCGGCGTTCAAACGCCATCCTGATGTGCCCGATTACCCGGCGCGGCTAATTGGTCCGTTCGGGGCATGGGAAGAAAGCCTCCCCTTACCAATGGACGGGTTTCTGCCGGAACGGTCTGTCGAAGTCCGGTTCCGTAATTACGATCAGGCCCCCACATATGGTCCACCGTCCGCATATGGCTTACCTACTCGATATTCCGGCGGCTTCGAGGCGACATTAGATGGTATCCGTCTAGACGGGACGCTGATCGGACAAACGGCGATGGCGCGACTGCGTAATGTGTCCGGCGGAAGCGACATCCGGCGTATCGATGGTGTCGTGACGGAAGAAGGCGACACGGATAATACGTCTGGGACGTTTCGGATCGGGACGGTGGATACGGCTTTGTTTGAACAAGAATTACCGCGCCAAAAAATCAGAGATCTTTTCGACGCTGCCGTGCTGACCAGAGGGTCCATCGAAGAGGCGGACCCGCCAGTATACGTATGTTGTGGCGTGAGCCGAAAAGTGCCGCTTGTCCAACTCGTTGCTGATGGGACAAAGTGGGGCGTGGTACGGTCACCAGCGAGCGGCACGCTGACCTGGACAACTGTGTACCTCAACAAAGCGGTCCTCCTCCCCAGCGAATACACCGTCACCACCGAGACCATTGACGGCAAATCGGTGAAGTACATCACACTCGATGATGAACCCAATGCCGATGAGCAAATCCTGATGCATGCGGATCTCACATCCACCGAATTCAGAAATACTCTCGAATTTGTGAAGTTCTTGTTATCGGACCCGGACTACGGCCTCTCCCCCGCACAGAGCGTGAATGCTGCGGCGTTTACGACGGAAAGTAATGTCCTCCATGCGTTATCCTATGCTGCGACAGGTGGTCTCTATGAACGGTTTCCCGCCCAGGATTTGTTCTTACAGCTCTTGGTGCGCGGCACGTATCTTTCCCGCAATACCTCAAATGAGTGGTATCCCGTCGTGGATCAAGCGTCGGCGCATCCTGCATCAAGTCTCCCTTTTCAGATGGGCGCATCAGGTGGTGTGCAGACCATCATTCCCGATTCTCTTGTCTCCCGGCGCGGCAACGTGCATGATCTCACCAAAACATTAGAGGTGGGTTTTGCCTTTGATCCTGGGTTTGACGGCAGTGGCAAATATCTCGGGCTTGCGACAAAAACCGTCACGCAACTCGGCACTGTCCGCCGATGGGACAATCCGTTTTTGGACCGGACCACCGCCGAGAAAGAATGCGGCTATGCGCTCAGCGCACTGCGTCTACAGGATCGTGTCCTCGATTGTGACATCGATCTCCGTGGACAAGCGCTGGTCCTGGGAGAAGTGGTGACGGCCAATATCCCCCACCGGACCATTTCAGGATCACGGATGATCCGGTCTCTCGGCATGTCCTGGTCCGGCGATGAAGCGAGCGCCCACATATCCGGCGGATATTCGTGTAGTACCGTGCCGTATGATGCGTCAATTTATACGGCGACGGCGGACCCCGCCGATACCGTGCTGTTACCGGGCGCAGCGGAGGTCACTGATTATTCCCACACCGTGCCGGGGCCTGGGACCAGTTTTGCTGCGGCTACCACTACGACCAGGGCGACTGATGGGACCGTCATTGCCCATGTGACGCTGACGGTGACACCCCCTGCCGTCAATCGGACGGATATTATTTTTGTCGTGTATCCAAACGGAAGTGCGGTCAGCAAGGAGCGGCGGGTCATCGAGATAACAGGGGCAGGCGCACATACGACAACCTTCGACCTGGAGCCTGGTCTCACCCTCGATTATCAAGCCGTCATCCTCAACAGCAACAACGTCGATGGGAAGCGCAGCTCGACACCTGTGACCCTCAGTGCGCAATCGACAGGAGCACCGGTGGCTCCCGCTGTCCCTCAAAATCCCTCCGCAACAGCGGCTATCGAATCTATTGTCTTGGATTGGGACGATAATACTGAATCGGATTTCAGTGAATATCAGGTCTTCCGTGCAAATGGGGATTCTTTTCCTGGCGGCACGCCTTTAGCTGAAGTACGGGCGTCTCAATTTATCGATGGCCTTGCTGGGACAACCCGGCGGTACTACTGGATTAAAGCCGTCAATACAACGGAGTTAAAATCAGCAGCAACATCGTCCGTTAATGCCACGGGCTCGGCGGGAGCATCGACTACTGCACCCAGCAACCCAGCAGCAATCTCAAAAAACGCCGAAGGCACGTACAATGCCCTTGACGGGACGGCCTTTTCTTTCATCGTGGTGAACGTCCCCGGCATGCCAAGTGGGGCAAGTGTTATCAATATCTTGTACCGCAGAAATGGCACATCCCAATATCAAATTGCCGACCAGCTAAGTTCCGGCAGCGGGACTTCTCGGGTCGATGATCTCACGCCCGGCGTACAGTATGAATTTGCGGCACAAGCCTGGTCGAGCGGAGCAGGGGCGAGTGCGATTATAGGCGCGTCGGATGATCCCTATACGGCGGTAGGTGATACCACCGCACCCGGTACTGTCGCAAGTGTCGCAGCTACTGCTGGCACCGGTAAAAGCATTGAGGCGTCATGGACCGTGCTTGCTGATGCCACACTCGCGGAATATATCATTTACCGTAACACGTCCGCCAACCCAGGGTCCGACAGTGATCCGGCAGTTCACGAGCATGCGCGGGTGCGGACCAATCGGTTTACCGATACCAATGTCGCCTATAGCACGACCTACCACTACCGAGTGAAAGCCATCGACCACAGCGGCAACGTGTCTTCGGCTTTTAGCAACAACGCCAGCGCTGCCGTCACAAAGGTAGACACCCCCGATATCGAAGATGGGGCCGTGCAGAACTTGCAAGTGCATAACGACCTGAGTGCGGCGAAAATCACAACAGGTGACCTGACGGTCACTTCCGGTAATGTCCGAATTTCAGCAACCGGGGATTCCGCTATTAGCATCAACTTCGGCTCAAGTTTCGCAAAGATCAAGTGGTGGGCGAGCGCGTTTTCCGGTGACGAGGCAGCACATATCGGTGCGGGTGATGTCTTTGCAACTCATGGGTTTAAGGGAATGCAACTGGTTGTACGAAACACCAGCTATGATATACGACTCGGCACTTCAGGTGAGCGGTTTGCAAATTTGGGGCTGTTTTTTGACGGGGACATTAAAGCGTCTGAACATATTTTCGACGGGACAACTGCCGCCGCAAGTAGTTCCACCGTCACCGTGACTACGCCGAGTGGAACAACCGCGCTCGCACTCCCTAACCGCCGCATCAAGATTGATACAACGACGGGTGGACCGTATTATATTTGGTGCTCCGAGTCGTAAAGGAATCCGATGAGCAATACTTGTCCCGATGGCCACAAATCTCAAACCGCCGAGCATGCGAAGGTGATGGCGATCATTGACGCGGACGGCGAGCCGCAGAAGGTCACTCGGGGGTATTGGGTGGTCTGGACGTGTCAAATCAATACGCTGCAACATGTGATCGAGATGGGACTCACGTCGTGTTACCATCTCGACGCTGACGGGTGTCATCCAAACCTCACCGATTCCGACCCGCAAATGACGCACGTCACACTCGTGGATGCAGTCGATGAGGCATACGGCAAGAACCCGTGGGTCGAGCTGCTCGCAATGGTGGATGGGAACCCCTTCGCCATCTCACCGCAGGTGGTGATCGATTACGTGGCGAATGCCGGGATTCTCCCCACGGTCCCTGAGGAGGCTGAATGACACACGTACACGCAATCCAAGTACACATCGCTGGCGCGAAGAAAACACAGGTCCATACAGCGGGAGTCATCGCAACACAGGTGCTCACATGACACTCACAATTGATACAACACCAGGCCCCACGGAAAGCGATTCAACCGGGTATGCCGGACGGGGATTTACTATTCTCGCACGGATCGTAGGACACGACGGTGCCGCCATCACACAGAGTGCAACCTCTAGCATTACGTATGCCGTCTATGACCGCACCAGTAACGCCCCGCAGACAGCCACCACCACCGGCTCGATGACGGTAGCCAGCGTGGTCTTTGATACGCTCCAGACGGACGCACGATGGATAGCCGATACCACTGGATACAATTTTCGATACGATGCGGTAGGATCAATCGTCCCAACAGCCGGACGAGTCTATCGGCTGATTGTGACCTTCACGCCATCATCGGGACAGGCATTCCAGGCGGTGTGGGACCACGCGACACTGAGCAGCTATTAGGGGGAGTACAATATGTTACGAGTGATATCCGATGCGGTAACGCACCAGTACCGCGCACCGGACGGGCATGTATTCGATTCACTCGCCGAAGCGGAGCGTCACCACGCCGCCGCTATTATTTTGACAATCATCATGGACGGAGAAAAGTCATCCAAAAAGCAAAAGATCTTTGCTGACCGGGTGGCGCAGCAAGCCGCCAGACTGATGCCGATATTGCAGCATCTCGCGGAGGCTGAACATGACGAAACTAGCGGACCTGATACTAGCAGCGAACAATGAGGGCCAGGAGGAATCGTCGGATGACGAAGAAATCAGTGAAGAAGTCAATGAAGACATGTGTGAAGTCCACTATGTCCAGTGGATCGATTCCGCCTCCCTCACAAGCCCGTGGAGTTCTCCGCAAGACATTGCGGATTTAGAACCCGCCATTGTCCATACCGTCGGGTTTCTCGTCAACGAAACCAATGATTTTATCACCCTAGTCTCGTCCGTGACGGACGACGCTGCTGGGGGCGATGTCACCATCCCGAAGGTCTCTATCAAAGACCGCCGCGTGGTGTAGCCGAAAGGGGAGTCGGAAGGGGGGAGTTATGCTCCTCGCATTTTTATCAGATATCCATTTTGATCACGAATGCCCCTACGCCTGGGCACTTACAAAAGCGATCCTGAAAGATCTGCCCATCGATCATGTCATCCTGGGCGGGGATGTTATTGACCTGGGACCACTTTCTATTTTCAAAGCCGCCCCGCATGAGAAACTCGCGTTAGGGGATCAGATCCGACACTCCCGCAAAGAACTCCGCGCCCTGCGGAACACTGTGGGTGATATTCCCATCACCTATTTTAACGGCAATCACGAAGAGCGACTGGAATATCACATCTGGCAACGCACGCCAGAACTGGCCGCGCTACAGGAAGAGGATCTCAACATTCTCACCATGAATCATCTGTTTCAATTTGACGCGACGGATATCCTCCATGTGCGACAGACACCCATGCGTGTCAAAAAGATGTGGTTTTTCCACGGGCATGAAATCAACACACGAGCGGCCCATGTGGCAAAAATGAATTTTATGCATCGGAGCGGCAATTCGATGTGTGGTCATCACCACCGCTTTGATTCGTACTATCATCAGGAATTTTCTCACAGTCAGTCGATCCTGGGCAGTTTTGTGAATGCGACGTTAGAACAGATCCCCGCAATCCATGATGTCCGCAATACGTCGCGGTGGATTGGGTACAGTAAATGGCAAAACGGATTTAGCCTGATTGATTTCTCTGAAGGGGGATATTTTCGCGTCGAGCAGCTTCTCTATATCAAGGAAGCGGCTTCGCGCATGCGGACGCACGTGTACGGGAAGGTCTATCGGGCAGTACGGAAAAAGAACAAAATCGACGTGGTCACCCTCTAGGTGCGGAGTCGTAATGATACAAACATATGGTTGACGAAGAGTGCGCCGTCCATATCATCCGGGGACCATTGTCCTGCCTGACATGCAAAGCCCATTTGCAAGAATTCGATTGTACCTTCCTGATCGATGGTATGGGGGAGTGCGAGAATCTGGTCTCGACTGTCGGTCCGCGAGACGTGATGGTGCTGCGGTGTACGTACTGTCATAGCATATTCCATTTTATCGCAGGTATCGAGTTCCGTGATTTCTCCCACACCGTACACTAATAACAATCGCCTCGAGCACCTCTTTTAAGTCCCTGTTTTTACGGACTATTCAAATTAATACGATAATTGAATTAATATGACCCTTTGACATCGGGGAGCATTGCTGAGTGGTTGAGCGGGACGACGGGCTCTGCCGCCCAATACGCAGTCCGAGTATAGCCGGGAGAAAGGCCCAAGACCTCACAGCACCAACAAAACGAAAACGCAGCGCGGCTCTCTGAACGCACCCACTGTCGGTCAACCCGGTGCTGTGTTTTTGTTTTTCGCCCTCCGTCGTAATGACATTGGATGAGTCGGTAACGGAGGAAAAAAGCGTCGTACATCAGACGCTGCACTAGACGATATTCGCCCATGTCCTGCCAGGCAGGCGAAGATGGGCGGGAGGCATCCTCGACAGCAGGGTCAATAAAGCTCGGGGCCACAGCTACCCCCATGACCTCCGCCGCACACGGGTGAGAATGTTTCGGGCTGTTCGATTCTGGCGAGTGCTAGGCTGAAGGAATCCCTGGAATAACTTCCGGATATAGGAGGGCTCTACTCCCGCAAACTCACAGACTGAGGGGAACCCCTCTTCGTCTGAATTGACCCAGGCAATCGCTTCGTCCCGTAACCGCATTCGGCCAGCGGGACGGTCTTGTGAGACACGATCTCTCACATAGGCACCCATCAGCACGCAACGCAATGCTTCCGCGAGAACGGCTTGCCAAAGATGTTGTTCCGGCGACGTGGCTTGGAGAGGGGCAACTCCGGCAATGTCGAGTACGTCGATGGATGGTCCTCGGCCTTGCCACGCTTTAGTCGGCCATGCCGTGAGGCCCAACAGTGGTGATTTCCGCCGCACGTATCGTGACCCAGACCCCTGACTTTTCTTTGTCAGGGGTCGGGAACTCGTCTGTAAATCCGCATACGTACCGCCTTGTATCATCCGGCATCACACCTCTATCCACCAACCCATCAATGATAATCTTGCGACCTCCGGCGGCGACGTTATCCAAATCCCGTCTTCCGTGTTTTTCTATCCACCGGAATATCAGTATAACAGGATACGCTGGGGGCGCGATAATCCGTGCCTCTATTAGCGCAGCCATCACCCGTCCTTTATGGGCGTCATGTTCCTTTTTGTAGACGGACCAATGTTTCTTCGCCCAGCCCAGCCATTGGTTTTCTGACGGAAAAACGCCGGGGATAAAAAACTGCTGATCCTTTGGAGATGCCGCTTGGCTCATTCAATAGACCAGCCGATATACAGACTACGACACGGGTCGCATCTCCAGGATTTGTGCTGTGGCGTGTCCATTAGATACATCGCCTGGTTGCACGCTGGGCACGGGCGTCTTACTCGTTCCCAGTTTCTGATTTTTGTCGCGTGATATTTTGTCCCTGACCCACTGCCGTCGCCTTTGTTCCCATCTGCGATCTTGACCTTCATGGATTTGCAGCTCCTCGAATGCCGTATGTTGCGTGCGCTGGAGACTCGGACGGGGTTCGGGATACTCTGCGCCTACAATGGTTTCAATGGCCTCATACATGTTCGCGGGTCGCACATACCGGGAGAGGCGGTGGAATTCCTCCATAATAGCGTCCCAGTAGTCCGTCGATACTTCCAGGAGCGGCCGATAGTAGGCGCGGAGGATAGTCCCTCGTTCCAATTTCGAGAAGCCTTTTGTAATATGCGGATACACGCACCGAATTTCATCGGAAATCCCCTGCACCCGTGCGTTTGTTTTTTGGACTTTCATAATCTCTCCTTACGCGAATATGAGATAGGCGATCGTCATCCCACTGAACAGGGTAAACAGGAATCGCCACCCTCGGTTCTCTGTTTCCACCCTATACATATGACAGTCGCGGCAATACCCATCCTCCCGTGCAGCGACGAACGTGGGGTGGTGGTCATTTTTGCACGCCACACGGCGGAATTCGTTGAGTGTCTCAGCGCGGTTACTATTCATAGTATACTTTCCCATCTGATCTTAGATTCAGCCGGAAACAATCCAATCTGTCGAGGGCGACTAGGGCAATCCCATTCCCCTCTCATTTTCAGGGGCGTTGATTGCCATCCCGCTGCTTTCAGCGAGGTGCCTGGCTCTGACGCCAGCGTGTAGGTGATAATAAGTCTATAGCCCATCGCCTTAGCGGCACGACGCGCTGCACCATACAACATAGAGGCGGCGTTGCGCCGTCCATTAGTACAGCAGCGGGTAGCTTCTGCTGTCCAGCCATTGTCTAGATTACGGGCTACGGGACGACCTACGGTAATTACACCCTCCAAAGAAGTTCCATCCACCACTCCAATAGAGAATTTATGTCCGATAGAGGGTTTATGGTGTCGGTGATAAGCCTTAACGTAAGCACTAGCTTCTCTCAGCGTGATAGGCTTGAGACGCAAGTGACCGTCCTCATTAGGCATAGTCCATCTCCTCTACGGCGGCGAGATTATCAAATCGTGTCCACACCGGAGTGAATCGGACTTTGACTGATCCGGTTGGGCCGTTGCGATGTTTGGCAACGATCAACTCTGCGATACCAGTGTCCAGACTGTCAGGATTGACCATCTCATCGCGATATAAAAAAATCACGAGATCCGCATCCTGCTCGATCTGGCCAGACTCACGTAGATCCGCCAATACCGGCCGTTTATCTGTCCGCAATTCGCTCTGGCGGTTCAACTGCGCGAGAGCGACAATGGGAATATCGAGTTCTTTTGCGAGGCCCTTCAGACCACGCGAAATCTCTGCAATTTCTTGTTGCCGCCCATCTCGCCGCTGACCGCGCATCAGTTGGAGGTAGTCGATCACGATTAACGACACCTCTTTTTCTCGTGTCAGTGATCGCGCCATGGCGCGGATATTGTCGAGGGTGAGATCACTCCGGTCTTCAATGACCACGGGGAGCGGTGAATTCCGCAGGGCGGATTCTGCTAGACGATTACGCTCTTCCGCATTCATGCGCCCAGCCCGAACCACGTTCGAGTCAATACGGGCATCACTGCAGAGGATGCGTTGTGTAATCGCTGCCCGTGCCATTTCCAAGGAGAAAAAGGCGACCCGTTTCCCCGTCTCGCGTGCGGTCCGTATCGCGATTTGTAAGGCGAGTGATGTCTTCCCGAGCCCTGGTCGCGCAGCAATCACAACGAGCTCGGAATCCTGAAATCCGCAGGTAATGCGATCCAGATCAATCAGTCCGGACGGGAGTCCGGTCAGCTCTCCGGTATGGCCATCAAGCGCATCGACTTTCTCTAACGTCTCACGAATCGACTGTTCCAGCGTCCAGTAGGTTGGACGGCCGATAGTCGCCCGGTCTCGGACAATGTCCTCAATCGCCCCCAGCGCATCGAGTTTTCGATCTCCATCTGCGACTTCCAGCACTTTCTGCGCCTGACGATCTGCCGCTCTGCGCTTCGCGTCTTCCAGTGTGAGCTTGAGGTAATCCCCGTAATTAGCCGCACTCGGGACGGCCTCCTGTACGGTGAGTAGATAGGTGACCCCGCCAATGCTGTCTAACTCTCGTGCCGTGCGGAGCCCATGCTCGACGGTCACCAGATCGATAGCATCGCGTTGGTCGCCTAACTGACACATCGACTCCCATATTTTACGATGCGGTAGATAGCCGAAATCATCGGGTTCGACTTGCGTGCGGCACGCATCCAGGACCGTGTTGTCCATCAGGATGCACGAGAGGAGGGCAGCTTCGTGGCTATACGTCTCCATGGCACGCTCCACCCACCTCACCCACTTTAGCCACGTCGGTCATCTCATCCTCAATATCGAGATCGTCGTCTATCTCGTCCACGATATGTTCGGTCATGGGCGGTTGGGGCGTATCCAGGTAGATTTTACACAATAAGAAGTCGGCGATGCGGGGGATGTACTGCCCGTCATCCGCCGTCCAGTTAGGCGAAGCCAGCCACCGTGCGATTCCGGATAGGATTGGCACCGTATGATTCCACCCCTGAATCTTATTCCACGCCCGTTCGGCATCACCCATCCGCACCCGCTTGCCGATAGGGTATGCCTCCCATACGGGGATGAATCGTTCGGGATAAGCCGCAATTGATGTTTCTCCCGCGCCCACCACACTTTCTTTGTTGGTTTTCTCTTGGTGTATAGTCTTGTCTTGTATAGTCTTGTCTTGTTGTCGCCGCCGTTTTTGTTTTTTGGCTATTTGGTTTGTATGATATTCCGGGTACTTAACTACGAGAACAGACCCACTTTGTCGTGTAATCCATTGACGTTCCTCCATGAAATCCAGCGCATTTCGGATACATTTCACTGCTGTACTGGGCCGCTTTGAGTTGGAAATGTACGCCAATTGTAGCGCGATCTCGTCGTAGGTGCCTTTGATGACACCTTCGTGCCGGTCAGCCTGGGAGAGCATTTCGATCCAGACCAGCGCCATCCAGTCGTGGTACTGCTCACGGAGAGATCGGATTTCAGGATCGCGGTTAAACTCGTGGGATATGCGGTGCCAATTATATCGTAGCGCCATGCTCGTGGTACTCCTCAGTGCAAAATGAACTTCCTATCAGGTTGTTGTACGGGCCAGAGGGCCGAAAGGATGTAAAGCCCTCTGGTCCCGTTATGGCGGACGACAAGGAGGCGGGGGAGATGAAACCGACCCCCGTCGTCCGCTCCCCAGGCATCCGAGAGGGGTACTCGGGGTGCCGTGAGATGCAATCATTGTGACCCCTACAGTCAGAACGGGATGTCATCGGATGGGGCTTCCGTCCCATGATCACCGAGAGCTTCTAATGCCCGTTCCGCCTCTTCATTGCAGGCGTCCATCACGGCTTTATCCTCAATCCATATATACCGCTGACGCTTCTCATCGCCGTTTTTATCGGTGTAGACTTCCCCCTCCGGGAAGCCAACAAATGGTCCATGCATACCATCAACGATCCGACAATTATTGATTGTGACCGGCCCGATGGTGACATTGCAAAATGCTTTAAGTTTTGAGCCCTCTTTCCCCTTGTACGGACGCACCCGTGCCGGATCGATGGACACATCAATTTCGGTCGCCATTTGATCCCTCCTCTGCTATGTGGTTGATAATGTCATCGGCCTGGTCGCCGGAATGTTCCCGATATGCCATGTTATCATGTTCTTCCACAGTTGCTAAGAGTGCGTTCCCTTTTTTCCGGGGTAAGACCTTCATTAGTCGTTTTAAGACGGTCTTTTTTGCCATCTCGTCAAAATGGTTCCGCCAAGCGGTGCTCTTCCCGCCGGGCGCTAAATTTCGGATCTCCTCGATTTCCTCGACGGTCATCGACTCCCAGAGTGTCCGCCCACTGCCCTCCAAGATCGCGAGGGCGTAATAGTCGGTGATCTCGCCGCGCTCTGGGCCCATTGCAGGTTTGTGCCGAATGAATGCCTGTGATCCGCGATCACAGTCCCACTCGTCTCCCTCCCGCCGTACGCCAGCGTTAATCGACTCGATGACCGCTCCACGGTATAAGGCACCAATCATGCCCTTGTAGCCGACCTCAAGGGTGAGGGTTTTTCCTCGCGGCACCAAATAGACTTCTCCGTCCCGCAGTTCAAACCCGAGTGTGGCAAGCTGGACAGCGACCTGCCCAACAGACCGCCCATCGCATTGCGCGATGCGGGGGTTATTCCGGGCTGCGCCCAGTAATTGCTGACAGAGGCGTTTAGCTTGTTGTTCGCTCCCGTCCTCCATGGATTCCACGAGTGTCGGAACTAAGCCGTGTAAAAATTCGCTGAGACTAGCCATTGATATCCTCCCTGAATTTGAGTGCAATACGACGTGTTCCTGGGGTTTCTGTGGTGTGGCGTTGGACAAGATCTGCAGTTTTGTCCTGCCCTAAGACATCCTCTACTGAGGCAACAAATGTGCGTATGTCGATCTTCTGAGACGGCTTTGTCCGTCGATACGTCAGGACGAATTCCTCACTTTCAAATCCTGTGGCGTCCCCTATCTTTTTGGCAAATCCTTGTTTGAGATGCTCTTTTTCGGTTTTCAGATCTCGTTCCTCCGCAAGGATATCGCGGTAGCGACGGGCATCGACGGTGACCGCCTCGGGGGGGACCAACATTTCCTCCGTGATGTCCTCGAATAGGTTTGAGAGATAGGCGGATGTTTGCGGCGATCCGTCAAGATCGGGCTCTTCATCGCCAAGGATGTAGCGGTCCAGATAGGCTTGACACTGGTCAACCAAGGTTTTGTGGAGTTCTGCGTTGGCGACGAGGTTATATTCATAGTAGCGGTTGCCCACCCAGGCGGCGATATCCCATCGTGGGATTTGCATCGCAATCATACACCAGTGTGCCTGCAGAAAAGCGTGGTTGGCAGGTTTCTCTTCGGACCAGTAGCGTTGACTGCCAAGGACGTATTTGCACTCCAGACCGCAGGAGCGATCGGCATAGACACGGTCAGGGGTACAAGCGATCCAGGGGTGCTGGGGATGGGTCACCAGCTGGTATCGGCCAGGATCGATCAACTCGACACCGTCATGTCTGCTGACGTAATCGTCCACGATGCGCGGCTCCATTTCCACGCCGAGACGCATAGCTGGGCTGGGCGGACCATCTTCCTCTCGGCCCAATTTATCGCGCCAAACAGAGTGGGGTGATCCCCACGGGGCCAGCCCTAAGATTTTTGCCACATCGGTTGCGGTAATGCACTTACGGCGTTGTGCTAACCAGGTCTCTTTCTGTTCCATCGGTACTCCCTTCGGTGATGACGTCCAGTAACGGGATTGCGTGTTCGCGGCGGTCCTCCATCAATTGCCGTGGGGGACTGGATGCCGGAATCCACATCGATATCGGGTGGGACGTGTAGCTCCCACATCCAGGACAACACGGATCGTTAATGTCGTAGATTTCCTGGCAAACGTCTGCAGGATTTTGACAGATCGAATTGCCGCATAAGACGGCTGTTGCGAGATGTAAACGAGTGGTCATTTCTTTACGTCCTCCATGTCGGTTAATATACGCCATGCTGCTGCTGCCACTGCCGGTACTTGTCCATTCCCAAGGGCTTTAAGTCGGTCCACCCGAGCGGCCACCCCATGAGCCACTCGACCCACGGCGGGTTCAGTTGCCCACCAGTTTGGTCTATTAGGCTTTCCCCGGTATGCGCCCCTCTCGCTCTCTTGTCGTCGGCTGTCTCCGGCGAGCCCCTGGTCGCATCGCCCGTGTTCGGTGTCGCCCATAGAGCCGTTATGCCTCTCAGATTCTTTTTTCGGTTGTCGTGTATTTGGCTCTTGCTGCCAACTGGTCCCGTCCCCTTGGAGTCGCTGGCCTTGGGGCTCGGCCACCGCACCGCATCCTGCAGGGTGATCTGCCGCTTGTGACCGCTGGGCCGAAGACGGCTGGGTGGAGTGGCTTCCGCCCCCCCGGCGGTGACCGCTTGGCGTCGGCCACATGTTCTGACGGGCCATCGTGTCCAGAGACGCAGCGGCCCTGTCCGCCCCATGCCCCCGCCCTGATTGGTGCCGTAGCTCACCGCACTCGGCGTCGGTAGCGAGTATCCAGAGCCGGTTCCGCTTATGCGGGGCACCAACATGGTGCGCTCCCAGCACTGTCCATCGTGCATCATACCGGATTTCGGCCAGGTCACGGAGGATCGTGTCAAAATATCCGCTGGAAATAAGTCCAGGGACGTTTTCCAAGAATGCGTAGCGGGGTCGAACGAGACGAATGGTATCCCTGGTGGACGGCCACATGTTACGTTCGTCGGTTGCCCCTTTGCGCTGCCCTGCGGTGGAGAAGGGTTGGCAGGGGAAACCTGCACTGACGACATCAACCAGGCCCGTATAGCTCGCGGCGTACCCGTCACTATTGAATGTTCGGATATCGCCAAAGATCGGAGCGGCGTCGAGGATGCCGTCGGCGATCCGCTGTCCGAGGATGCGCTGGCAATACGTGTTGTTTTCGACATATCCAATACACCTCCACCCTAACGTTCCCGTCCCTAAGAGGCCGCCTCCTACGCCTGAAAATAGGGACAGTTCTCTCACCCGAGCTGCCCTCTAGCTCCTGTCAGCTGACCCCTCGCTCGGGGGGTATAAGCGCAGTGCATGTCCGCGCGCAGGGTTGACGTCTTCTATGAGGTCGTGCTCCTCGATGAGCGTTTCTATAATTTGGCCGATCTTTTTGCTGTCGCCCCGTATGCGCTTTTTTAGCTCGCGCCGGGTGTACTCGCCGGGACGCGACACCACCTTGTGGCGCACTTTTGCCGCGAGCTCCATTTCGTATACGACCCACGGCGGCTCTGGGACGCCCACATCTTCGAGCAAAAAATCCAACCACAGCCAGGAGGTATCTACCACGCTCACGGCGCATTCTACGTCGGCGACGGTTATCGTATCCCGCTTGTCGAGCGCCGCGTACAGCATCGACAGCTTATGCGCATAGACGTGCAGGCGTTTGTATGCGTCCAGCTCCGGCGGCTGGTCTACGGCGTTCATTATCTCGGCCTCGAAGCGCTTGCCCCATTCCACCAGCCGTTCGGCCGCGTCGGGTGTATAGTGTGCCCAGATCGACGTTCGGCTCTGCCAGACCGGCGGCGGCCCGAGTGCCTGTTGGATCGGTGGTAGCCTTGCATAGTCCATCGACGCCCGGCCCGTATCGTGGAAGGCCCACCGCCGCTGCTCTCCCGGCAAAATCAAAAAACGATTGATAAACCCGCCCTGAATGAACCGCCGGTCTGTCTCCTCGCGGAACAGTCCTGTCGTTGTCGTCGCGCAGATCGTCAGCTCCGGGTTCGGATACACGATACGCCCACCTTTCTTATCCCGATCGGAGCGGTTTAGCTCTAGGTCGACGGGGAAGTCATACAGTTTATTAATGTCCTCTAACAGGTGTGAGTATGACATTTTCCCGAGTCGGGCTAGTTTAGACCACTCTTCACAGATCATCGTCGCCGGTTGCGGTGTTACGATAATCTCGCCGCCGTCACGCTCCACGTCCGCGATGAGGTTGCCGAGCGCTTGGCCTGACTGTGGGGAGTCTCCGGCCCGAACCGTTGGGGGGAGCAACGCCCGCGCTGTCTCTGTGCAAATAGATTTGCCTGCGCCGGTCCCACTCACCAGCAGGCCAAACACGTTACAATGTAGCGGCCCGTGGTATAGCGTGCGCACCGCGCGACCGAGCCAGGCGCTAGCCGCAACGGTTGCCCCTAGCCAGACCCCCCACGACCGGACACCGAGCGTATCGGCTACAGCGCTATAGTATGGCCCAGACCATACTGTGTCAGGACATAGCAAGTCCGGCGGCCCCGTCGGGGGCGCGGCTTCAACCGTTACCGTGGGCGTATACGCGAGCACGAGCGCAACATGTTCGCGCAACTCCTCTTCGCCGTATGAGGTCAAAAAGTCAGCGACGTCCCCTTTCTCTGCAAGCCCCGGTAGCGTACACACTACCACGCGACGTGCGACCGGCTCGAGCGCGGCCGCGACCTGCTGCATATGGGCACGCCCTGGGCTGTCGTTATCTGGCAAACATACCACTTCTTTGTCCAGGAAATGCGGCGCGAAATGCTCCGGCCATTTGCCCGCGCCCATCGGGTTCGTAGTGGCAGCGAACCCGAGATCGTGCAATAGGTCGCAATCTTTCTCGCCCTCGCATATGTAGACCCTGTCCGCGTCTAACAGCTCGGGCAGTCGATAGGGGACTGTTTCGACTCCGCGCGCATGCCACAGCCAACCCCCGTTCCCATCGGATTGCCGCTGCCTGAACGTTTTGGGCTCCAGGCGCACGACCTGATGCACCAGCGCCCCCGCCGCGTCGGTGTAGTCGTAGGTCTCGACGATCGTCGCCCCTGGCAGGTTCCCATTCCGCCGCGGTTGCGGCTTTGGAAGAAGCCCCGCCTCTCCCTGCTTTTTACGGTCGGTAAGGAGTTTGTCGAGATCATCCCTCGCGGTGCGCGGTTGCGGTTGCGGTTGCGGTTGCGGTTGCGAGTTATCATCGCGGCGCAGATCATCAGCGGACACGCCGACGCGCTCGCAAAATTTGAGCCAGCCACCGGCGTCTTGCGTGCCGCGATCAACCCAACACATTTTAGTAACATTTACGGCTAAGGAAGGATGCGTGTCCGGCCGCCACGGCACCGTGCCAAGATATTCACCCTCTTTTTTTGTCGCGGTCAGCCCTGGGACGTGGTCTCGCACAAGCCCCAAAAACCGCTCCGGCGTCACCGGCGGGCCTTCTTGTTGAGGGTCTTGCGTAGCTCGTGCAAGTCTCGCGCGCGCAGGAACGCGTCTTGTCCGGCGGCCCACTCCTCCGGCGACAAAAAGTGGGCGACGCAGGCGCCCGTCTCGCGGCCCATCTGTAGCACACACAGACGTCGAACCGGCGCGTCGTCGTGCTCCTCGTTGTAGGCGAGAGCATAGGCGGCCACTTGGATTTTGCTTTCGGCGTACACGGTATCCCCGCCGGACGTTTTCAGGTCGACGAGCGTCCGCACGCCGTCGATCTGACATATCAGGTCCGCGGTCCCACCATAGCGATACTGGGCCGACAAGACTTTAACCTCGGATGCTATCGGCTGCACCTCGGTTTGCCCCACCCACCGCTGGAAGTTGGCATAAGCCTGCATCGCGAATTCCGCATGGATCGGCGCGACCCTCGATAGGTCAGGCTCCGTCTCATTGACCCAGCATTGCACCAAATAATGCGCAGTGGCCCCTACGGCGGCAGCCGCGTCCCGTTCTTGGTTTTGGTCGCGGTCTTCCGCGTGTATCCGCTCGGCCCACCGTAGCAAGCCAGCCGTCTTCCACCCGATATTTTGCAAAACTGTTGTGACGGACGGCACCTGCTGACCGCCGATGTGGTACTTTTGGTGAACTTTTAATGTCCGAGTGAATTCGTCCCACTTCATCTCGACCTCCTCCTCTTCCGTTGGACTATAGGCCAGTCTCCCTGAATGATGTCCTGCGGGTCACCCCCGACCGCGTCGACGTCGCCTCAGCGCGGCACCGGCGCTGCTGTAGGTGCGCTCGGCGGCGGGGCGGCTGGGAGGCTCGACGGCACGGCCACGATCTCGACTGTATGACTATGCCCGTTGTATGCCTGCGGCAGTGGTACGCGGCGCAGGATTATCTGACGTCCGATCAGCGCATCGGTGTCAGGACTCGGCGCGACGATCCGCTGTAGCGCGCGCGTTTGTGTACGATTGCAGACAAAGCCCGGCGTTTTTTCGGCGAAATGCAAGACCAGTTTCGTCACGTACGCGGGCGCACGCGGGTCCTGCTCAGCCTTGCGGTTAGCCATCTCCTCGCGGCCACACTCTGTGACCGTGACCACTTCGCCGACGTCCGGGACATCGTCAGTGCTCATGTACTTCTTTTCTTCGACCACGAACTCATCCCAATCCATATCGCCTCCTCACGTCTCGCCCCGTCGCGTGCGGCGGGTACATCTGGTCGACAATGGGCGCCACTACGTCCCGCGCGTAGGCGCGCGCTGCTGTGACGTCAATGCCGAGCGTAGAACAAACCTCTGAAAACGAAAATAAACACGGCAGGTCTGGCCGTAAGACCCACCGCAGCGCATCGCGTGCGGCTAGTACATTTTGCCGTTTTGTCCCGACTGCCGCCCCTGTCCGGCCCCCTCGGTCGAGGTCGTCAAACGCCCGCATAAGCACCGCCCAGCAGATTTTCTCCGGCCCTGCCGCATGCCCCGTGAGCCGCGGCCCACGTATCGGAGCAGCCGACCGCCCGTGCGAGTGGGATTGGGAGTGTGGCAGGTCCGGCGGCAACAAATCGGCAGCCAGTAGCCTTTCGGCGGCGCGGTCGGCCATACGCGCCTGTAGGTATACCAGGCTCGCCACCGCCTCGCCACTCGCTGTGGCGGCCACCGGTCGTGATACAGTTTTGTTTTTGTTGCCCCCCATAGTCTGTAGGCACTCTACCTGTCCGGCAAGGGGGGGGTGCGGCGGGCGGCACCAGGAGAAGAGTGGCCCCCGCCGCGGAGAGAAGGTTGACCCCCATAGTACCCGACCCGCCTACCGCCGTCAAGAATTCCGCGGGCGTTATATTGTCCAGGCGACGATAGAGGCAGCCATCAGCGCGACCAACCCGATCACGATCAGCGCGACTTCGATCGGTACGCCCCGACAGCGGCCAGCATGCCAATTGTGGCACCGCTGACACTTCTTCTCCACGGTCACACGGGGCAGCTCGTGGAGCTGGCACACGCGCGGGACATACACCACGCCTACTGTCCGCCGTGTCGTCGTGCGGCATCCACACCCGTAATGTAAAACCATTTACCTCTCCTCCTCGCGCGGATGCGCCTCCGGCAGCAGGATTTGACGCCGCCTTTTGCTGTACGCACGGCGCCGGTGGTATCGCTGCTGTCGGTCCCAATGGTCTTGCTCGGCGGCTGACCGTCGCGCCAGACAGTATACCGCGGCCGATCCGCATACACTGCACACCCCTTTGCTACAGGCCGGACTAATTTGCCCGCAGCTCTCACAACCAAAACTCGTCGCTACCCGCATATTACCCCAATTCGTGCCCATGCCTAGACATAGGGTGGCCCGAGATCGTCCCGTACGGGCGATCCTCGGGGTTCGTTTTTTTAAGACTCCCCACCTAATCCACTGTCGGCGCGGCGAAAGACCAAAAGCGCCCGCGTCGGCCCTCTATGAGCCGCCACCATCCCGGAAGATTCTCGAGGTCAGGATGCGTCCCCGGCAGATGATACAGGCTCGGGTTCTTCGCGTAGAGGTGCCCGTTTTTTCGCGCCTCGTCGGCAATAAGATAGTGGCTTTCCTGCAAGATGCGCGCTGGTGCGACACACTGCGCATCTGCGCCCGGCTTCCGTACGGGCAGAAACGCGAAGTCGCCTTGGCGCACCATGCGGCCATAATCGCCGCCGAAAATCCAATCCTGGCAGGCGCGAACAACATTGCGACCGGATTTGATCGCGCTATGGATGACGCCCGCGCTGACCGGGTGCGCGAAATACGTTTCGTCCTCATTGCGTCCGATCAAGAAATACGATTTCCGCTGATTGCCCCACCCGTTTTTCCGTTGCCGGGTAAATCTGCGTATCTGTATGACAGCTAGCAGCCGACGACTATGGCAGTCCCGTCCGTACCCGTAATAGTCGTAATTCGTCGCGTGGCCGCGGCCGTGCCTGTCGAAGTCGCAATCGAAAACCCAGCCGCCGTGTTCATCGATGTGCTCCGATCGGCTAGCCCCCCGCAACAGCCGGTCCAAGGTTTTGAGCGTCTGCGGCCGTATCGTCCCCCTCTGTATCTCTCCGTACTGCCCTCTCTCCATTTATCGGCCCTCCTGTGGAATGATCCGGACAGGCAGTTTTGAATAGGGACAGCGCGGCACCGCATGCCCATGACCGTGTTGCCCCAAGACACCGAACGTCCCGTCCTCGAAGACCCGCGCTGGTTTATGCGTGCGCTTAGATCGTGCCTCGGGACACCGAATCAGCTCGTAATCTTTCGGTTTCCGCATGGGAACTACTCCTCCTCCTCGGATGCCGGGAGTGCCCCGGGCTCTTGATCTTCCGCTTAATAGCTTGCCCATGTCTGACCCCTTTTGTTGTGGGTGGCTTAGCTGGCTGACATGCGCTTTCGCAAGTTGGCGACTTTTAGCAGGTAAAGGTCGGCCGTGTGTTGGTCTCCGCGTAGACGGTATCGACGTGACACCGCAATGTAGCGTAATGCGTTGTAATAATCCTTATCTTTTAGTGTTCGGTCATATTGGCGCATGTTCATGAGTGTTTCCTCCTTCCTCCTCTTTGGTTTAGGGTTTTTGTTATGCTCTTAATGTAGCACCCTTAAGGGTAAACGTCAACACCTTTACGCAGCGCGCACCTACTGCGGCTCAGCGGGGCTTGACTGGGTCCGCCTAGACGTATATCTCTTAACGATGCCCAAAAAAGGTGAGAGGCGGACATATTCCGCCGGACGGGAACGCCTGAGCGAGAGCGAGGAGACGCAGGCCATCCATATTAAAGTTCTAGCTAGTCAGCGCGCATGGCTACGCGCGCAGACAAACGGTTCGGCGATTGTCCGGCGGCTCATCGCCGACGAAATGGCACGACGCGCCACTCTGTAGCCGCGGGCCGTCTCACCGGTCAACGCCCCTTGCGAATCTCTTCGATGATTAGATTACGCGTCTCGGTTATCTCGTCCCGTAGCGACTGGATATTGACATCCACTCTTTCTGAAATACGGACCTGTTGGGCCCGTACGTCAGCGACTTGCTGGTCGACGTGAGCGGCGTCTTGTTGGCGCCGTTTTTCTGCTTCAGCGTGCGCGACGCCGTGTACGTGCGACAGCACGATAGTGAAACTCAGCGCGATAGAGCAGAGTCCGCCGACCACCCAGGCGAACGTCCGCCACAAGACATACTCACCCCGAAACAGCTCGCCCATGTCGCTCACGCGATCGACTCCGGTACGCAAGGGAGAATCCCAGCATCTGCCACGTAGTCGAGCACAGTTTGTGAAGATATGGCGAATGGGTCACCGCCTACAGTGGCGAGCAACTCGGCCCAGTAGTTACGCTCGGTCGAGAGGTCCTCGTTGTCCGTAAGCATCAAATGCGTGACCTGCGGGTCAGCTTGTGTCAGATTCGGGTGACACCCGTCGGCGGTATGGTAACAAGAGGTGAACCCCACCTCGACCCGATGTTCCAGCGTGTTAACCTGGCACGTCCACACGACCCAATGGTTCCGCGTGACCTTCTGCGGCTGGCCCGCCGCATCGATGTACGCTACCACCCTGCAATGTTCGGCAGTCTGCAATTTGTGCCCAGGCCCACAAGTCTCGCTCATGATTATTTCCTATGTATCACTCGCCCAGATGTACCCCACCAACACCGGTGGGTCTGCATCCGTCTCAATTTTAATCCGGCGGTTCGGTGATGACTCGCCGGGTGGGTTGTCACCCACCCCGTCGAAAATGCTAGTTGAGCTGCGGATGTTCCCTGTCATCCACAACCCAAGATTCGTGAAGGAATTACCGGACGTCCCGAGTCGGATATTGTCGCTCGTCGATGAGGGTGTAACAATTTGTAACCCGCTAAACCCGCCCGCCGACCCTGCCCCGATATGGGCTTTCTCGCTATTTGTTCCGGCATCGAACGGCGTTGCCCACCATTTGATTTTAGCAAACGCGCCAAAGGTAAAGCTGAGCGCAGAATCACCCGTGGCCGAGATCTTCACACCAGAGGTATTCACCGTTAGTGTCCCTGCCGTCAGCGCGCTCGCCGTGATCGCGCTATCAGCGTTACCCACCTGCACAACGCTTGCGCTATCGTTGTTGCTGAAATCGTCGGAAGGGTTGCCGCTGTGGTCGATCGCCTTGACGCGGTAGTGGTATGTGCTCCCATAGGCGACTTCGGTGTCGGTGTACGAGTTTGTCCGGCTGCGCGCATGCTCGTCCGTTGGGTCGGCAGACGTGTCGCGGTAAATAATGTACTCAGCAAGCGTCAGATCATCGAGCCGATCCCAAGACACGCCAACCGCCTTACCCGTTCCGGGTGTCGCGGCGACGTTCGCGATATTGTCCGGTGCCGTCACGTCCCCTGCTGCTGTATGACCAGTCACGGCCACAGCCGTTGCCAGCTGCGCGCCCGGGTCATTAGCAATATTTTGTGCATACACGCGCAGGTCATAGCTGACACCCGGTGTGAGTTCAAATTCAGCGGTCACCGTCGCACTCGCGGCAACCGGGACTTGTATTTCGGCGACGTATGCGGCCTGACTCGCTCGGTGCGCCCGGAAGAGGAGGTGCGAAACGTTGACCGCAGGCGCAGTTGCTTGACAGAGGACGATTGACGCCGCGCTACCATCGCCACCCGCCCCGCCTAGGCTCCCGCTTGACGTGACGGTAAAGCTCGACGCCACCCCAGGCGGCGTAAAGTAGTAGTCAGTCAATGCCGTGGCCCCGGCGTGCGTAGTCGTCGTGGCCACCCCTGCGGCAAAGGTGAAAATCTCCGCGTCGTAGTCGACGAGCTGAACGGTATAATGGCCCGTTATTGTGGTATCGCGCTGACTCGACTGCCAGCCGATTTGCCGCGCTTCGCGCACTTGCCCCGTATAGTAAAGCGCCGGGATATGGATCGTCACGAGCTCTCCGAGCGTCACCACGGACAGGTCTAAAGTCGCCTCAGCCTCGACCATTGTGCGCTCGCGTATCATCCGATGCCACCGATAATGTCCTTCGCGCTCAACGACGGCCGCCGTCCCCAAGAAGGGGTTGTCCCGCGTCTCTGTCCGGCCCGCCTGGGTCGCATCGGTGCGCGTCGAGGAGATCAGATATTGGCTACCCCCGTGCCCGCTAAACCCCGGATCGAGTAAGCCGCGTAAAATAAAAGTCTGGATAACTTCCGAAGTTTGCGGCGTGTTATCACTAATAGAGTCGGCGTCCAGGTTCTCCCATTCCCCGTCGCCGCACCCGACGGACACAGACGCCGCCGTGTGTATTGAGGCTTGATCGACCGTCAGCAGGAATTCGCCCGCGTGGTTTTTATTGAGTGACGCGCCGTGCAAGAGGAGGTCGTCGAGGACATCGAGACACGGACGCTGAGCGCCGAGACCCCCAACGATTGCCAGCGAGGCGGACGTATACGCGCTCGCGGCCGCGGTAAAGGAGGCTGCGTTGACGCTCTTGCCGAGCCCGTAATTTGCGTCGGACAGTAGAAACTTTATAGCAAGCGCCGGGTTGACAAACTCTGTTGCGGTAACGTCCGCCTGGATTGTCATCGGCGACCCGTTGGCGTCGGTTTGTGCAACCGCAAACCGAATAAGATGGTACCCGGTCGGCGACTCGACGAGACTATACTCTGCGCCAGCCACGAGCCGCCCATTGCGATAAACGTTGTTCACTACAAGTGAGCCCGTTGCCGGTTTACGAAACGGGCCATAGTCATAGGACGTGTCGGCGACGGACTGGCATAACACGAGCCGCACCTTACGCATGACGCCAAACACGACGATCACGGGCGCGCTCGTCGCATCGGTCCCGGAGAGATCCGCGCTCGCAAAAACACTCGCGACCGTTTTTGCTGGGACCGGGTTCTGTGCTGCCTCTAAATCGACCGTCTGGATCGTCAAAGTCGCTTCGCTCAGTGATCGCGAAATCCCGGTAACCTGGCCTTCGATCGTCCAAACGACCGAACTGGCGTCTAGGTCATACAGGCGCGCCCGCGCCCGTGTACCAAGCAGATCTTCCGTTCGAGCAATTTCCGACAGTGTTTGTGGGCCGCCCCCGCCGTACGGGTGGTCGCCGTAGCCGCTGTCGGTTCCGTCCGGCGCCACCCCATAGAGCGCCCCTCCGAATGCAACCGCGGCAGGGACATTATTAAGCGCAGCCTCCACCGACTGTTGGACAATCGCGCGCGCCGTCGAGCCGGGCAAACGTTGCGTCATTGCAAACGGCCCGGTCAACATATGCTCGTACCCCGGAAAGGCGCCATCCTCTACGCGGTCCGCCCATTGATACGTGGTAGCCCCATATACGTCTAGCAGTGATATCAGGTTCGGCATGCGCGGCGGTTAGTCCTCTGTGCGGTTGTCGATTATTTCACGCCCTGGCAGTTCACCGTTAGGGGCAGCCTCGACAGTCGCCTCAAGAACGGTCGTGGTTTCCCCATCCAAAAATATTTGAGGCGGTTGAGCCGCCAGGTAAGCATCGATCAAAGCGTCGATCCCGTGCAAGCCGGAAAAAATATCTGCGGAATCTGCCTCGTTCTTCACCCTGTCTATGGTAAAAGCCGTGGGTGCGTCAGTCACAACCGTGGGGGCGTCGTCGCTTTGGACGATACTCCCTACCCGGATGATGCCACCCTCGACTGTGCACAGCTGGTAGACAAGTCGCTCTAGCGTTTCGGCGTTTGCAACCCAGCGCGCCGCAACAAGTTTACAGTGCGTATAAGTCTGAGCTCCGACTGTGATGGGCTGGCTTAGCTTTAGCATGGGCTTGCTCCTCTTAGCTGGCGAGTCGTCGTTCCAAGTCTTCAATCTTTTTTGAGAGCGCTTGAATCGCTAACGTATGGTATCCGGTCACGTTGACCATATTGAGCTGACGCCCGTGGGGGCAATCTTCGGTTTTTTCTTTTCCCGCCCACGGCGCCCAATCCGTTACAATTCCGGTAAATTGTTCACAGTTATATTTTCCGTCCTTGTAGGTAAAATCGTAAACCCCCGTATCAAGAACAGCTTCAAGCGCGTCCGTCGGGTCCCCCCATTGTCGGATAATATTCTTTGCGCCTAAATATGAGGACTGCCCTCCGACCTCGTCGCCATGCTCGCGTGTGTTATATGTCGGCTGCACTGTGTGCATACGTAGCAGCCCGGTGTCACACCAGATGTAGTGCACGACGTTCGCGTCCGTCACAAAACCTACAGCACCCGGCGCAGGTGTATTAGCCCCGACCTCGGTGCCGACATTACGGTCCAGGTAAAGCAGTGGGCCAGGCACGGTGCCAGCGATGTCGATAGGATCGAACCTCAATTCGCTGACGGCGGCTGTCTGTTTCACCCATGCGCGTGAGCTGCCGTTGTAGTGCCACTCCTGACTCTTCGCTGTAGCGCTCGCCGCCGTATCGACAAGCAGCGAAATCACACCGGTGCCAGTCGGCACGATATCGACCATCGCATCTGGCGTTGTTTCATTAACGCCGAGTTTTCCGTCCTGGTTAAGCGTCATCCTCGTGGCGGCATTAACCCGGAACGAGAGGACGTTGGAGGCCTGGTCATACAGGATTGCACCATCATTCTCATCTGACGAGTCTCCGAAGTTAAGGGCGCAGTCACCGCCTGTGCCACTGATGAGAGACAGCGCGACCCCATTGCCCGTCGATGCGTTTCGTTGGATGATGGCCATCGTCCCGGCATCTGGGGTCCAACTGAATGACCCGGCACCCTCTTCTACATGCAGGAGCGCGTCAGGCGCGGTTGTCCCGATCCCCAGTTTACCCGCTCCCGTCACGACCATCAGGTTCCCTGCTAAATCCGAACTCCCATTGTTTAGCTCAAGCACGTTGCCACTCGAGTTGCCTTGACTGAGAGCCGCCGTCGCTACCGTCGCGCTATTTTCGTGGGCAGCAAACCGGCCCCACGTAGCAGTTGTGTGACCGACTCCGACGCGAGCTGCGGCAATAAAAAGCGAGCTGCTCGTCCCGACCAATAGGCCGTTTAAAAGGTCCGCGTTCGCGTTCCACAGCGTGTGCCAACCTGTCTCGCCGCGTGCGGGCTTCGAGATTCCCAGGCTTGTCGTCGTTGCCATACCTAACCGCCTTTCGGAACAAACTCACCACTGGTTATATCGCACACCCACGGCGTCGAAGCTGTGACCCCATGCGCCGCCATGATGGCGGCGTGCTGTTCTTCAAGCATTGTCTGCGATTCCGCAGCGCGAATGCGTGCGGCCAGCTGGTCGCGTTCGCCGGTCACTTTCGCAAGCTGCACTTGCGTGTGCGCGAGCTGAAGGCGGAGTCGCTCGGTCGGAGAAAGTTTGCGGGGCTGGTGTCCGTTTATTGTGACAGCCGCACTATCGCGTTCGCTGTCGGGATTCGAGCGATCATCTGCCATTATGTGTGCTCCCTCCATGTCTGCTGGGTCGTGTAGTGGGTGGCGTTATGGGCGACCTGGATATCGCCGGTCCGTCGCATCAACTTGACCTCCGCCCGGTCCCCTTGGTTTCTAAACATCACGACATTCGCCGCTTTTCCCAGCGCCATCACGGCGAAACCACTATCCTTATTCTCAGGCAATAAAATAGCATCCCACTCTTCCTCGCTCCACTCTTCGCCCGTGCGAGTCACAAGGTGTGCGTTTTCCAAATATCGTGACTGCAAACGCTCGACCATCCCCACGCGCGGGGTTTGGATCGGGAGGAATGCGCCCACGACCACGATACAGCCGACAGAATAATAAGCGTCTGTTGTATGCCGAGCCGTCGAGGCAGGAAACCGCACCCTTATATACCGCGCCGTGATCGGCTCGGTTACGCACAAATTATAATAAGGACCGGGCGTGTTTTGAGTGATCTGGTACGAAGGCTGTGCGGCGTTAGGCCCCCACCCGGTATAGGACGGCGATCCCGCGGCCGTCGCGAACGCCAGTTCGCACGACGTGGCGTTCACGTTGAACAACGCTATTCCCCCAACACTCTGGTCGCTACCAAGGTCCAAGGTTAAGTCGGTGAGCGTCACCGCTGTGCTACGCCAGGCGCGGAGATAAGGATGCGCGGCAAGATCCGCAAGGCGTGTTACGGGATAGTCGCTATGCGCGGTTGTGGCGGTCGGCGTATAGCTCAAAAATGTCGACGCGTACAAATAGCCCATCTAGTGCCGCTCCATGTCTTGGCGTACAACACGCCCTAGCTCGCCCGTCCTGTACTCGTGCACCACCGCAGCTGCAAAGCCGCGGCCTAGACGCTCGCCGTCCTGCTGCGCGTTTCCGGTAGTTGTCGCCGATATTTGCATCCCGGTCATATCAAATGTCACGCCGTCCGACTGGCTGCCGTTATTATTCGACGCGGGCGACAGTAACGTGTTGAGCGTCGTATCGAGAGTGTCGAGCGTTCCGTCGAGCCGATCGAGAACCGCAATTGTCGCCGTGTCGAGATCGGTCGGCAACCCCAGCGCCTCAAGCTCTTCAACGATCGCCGTTTCCGCGTCTTTGAGCTTCAATCCCGCCACACGGCCGAGTTCGATTTGTTGATCCCGTAGGTCGCTAATCGCGGCCACCGTCGCCGCCCTCGCGCTATTTATGGCTTGCTGTTCTTGCCCTGAGAGGCGCTCCAGCGCGAGCTGCTGATGGTGGATCTGCTGGTCGATGCTACTCAACGCGACCTGCATCGCAAGCTCGGTGTCAAGGATTTGCTGTTCGATCGCGATCGCCTTATCTGCCTCATCGCGGGCGGACTGCTGTAACGCCTCTATCTCGGCAACCACATCGTTAAATAACGCGGCGTGTTCCGGTGATGGCCGCTGAAAGACGCCGAGACCGAGCATACCTTGGAGCACGGTAGACAGCTCACCCATAAGCGCTGGGCGCTCTGCGTCGCTGGCCCCTGTTATCTGGGCGCGGAGCGTTGCTGCTCGCGACTGCAAGAAAGACAGCTGCTCTTGTCCCGAGAGCGGCGATGTCCCGCCAGTCATTAGCTGAGTCAGCGTGGACTGCAAGGCGTCAGCCTGCTGCTCGTACGCCTTCGCAATCGCGAGCCGTTCGCGCAGCCCCTCGATTTGCACCTGATATAGCTTTTCCGTCTCGCTCCGCTCGTCCCTCAGATTATTTATCACTCGCTGCTGGTTCTCGCGTTTAAGCGCGTACTCTGCGCGGATCTGCTCGGCGTGCATCTGAAACTGCTCAACGAGGAGATCTTGTAAGCGGCCCAAATCATCAATTGCCGCCATCATCTCGGCCACACTAACCGGCTCGTGTCCTAGCTCGCGCATACGGTCCGGCGACAAGCTCCCGAGCCTGGACGGCATCTGAGCCACCGTCTCGGGTCGCCGGTGTGTCGGGTTAAATTGGAGGTTAAAACGCTCATAGAAGCTCGCGAGCCCGCCGCGTATCGGCTGCATTTGCGCGTTAATCATGTCCCCCTGCCCAGCGACCCCCATGGTCACAAGTCGAGCTAAAAATGCCATCTCCGACTCAACCATTTGCTGCCGTAACGTGATCATCAGTTGGCGGATTTGAACCAAAAGCGGCGGCAGGTTTTTGAACTTTTCGATCACTTCGGCCAGCTTGTCCCCGAAGACCTCAAGATCTAAAATCCCCTGCTCGGTCATACTGTCCATTGCGATGCCGAACGCGTCAATGCCTGCCGGGAGGTCGACGAGGAACAGCGAGAGCGCGCCTTGTAGCGCCTCATGGTACAGTTCCGTCCCAATCGCTCCCCGCGCCATCGCGTCGTTGAGCTCTGTCACAAGACCCCCCAGCTCAATCCCGGCCTTTGACACGAGGTCCGCAATAAACGCCGACAGTTTTTTCTCGTCGCCGCCCAGATTATCAATCAGCATGTTCGCAAACGTGACGCCTGTTTGTTCCAAGTTTTTGCCGAGATCGATGGCCATATCTTTTGTCACCGCGACTCCAAGTGCGACGAGCTGGTGTCGTAAGTCCTCGCGCACACCAGACTGCGCGAGCACCTCTTTGCTCGCAATCAAAAACCCAGAACCGCCACGCAATCCCATCCGGTCGCGCATCGCTTTTGTCTCGTCAAAAAAGTAATCCTTACGGTCTAGCTCCTGCGCGAAGACGACGCCCAGGTCCTTGAGCCAGTCACGGACACCCTTCCGGATTTGTGTGCCCTTCGTGGGCTTGTGAGCAAAAAGGCTACCAAAAACCGAGCCGATAAGGTCACCCAAAAAGGCCCCGACAAAAGACCCTACCGGGCCCCAAATACTACCAATAATGCCGCCGACCATGCCGCCGACCTTACCTCCCATAGCGGCTTCCTCTGACCCCAGTATGCCGAAGATACCTTTCATTCCTTCCGCTAGCCCAAACCCCAACAACCCGGCGCCCGCCTTGCCCAGCCCGTGGAACATTTTGCCGAGACCTTGGCTCGGGTTGAGCTTAAAAATAGTCGACCAATCGCCGACCCCGGCCAGCGCCCAAATGTCCTTTGCTCCGGCCATCATCTGTTTGACATTCACCCCCCAGCCCGCAAGAAAGTTCTTGCCGAACGACGTCCCCGCCAGTAACCCCCCTTTGCCCAGGATATCTCCTACAATTCCGTTCGGCCCTACCAATCCTAGGGCGTTTGCCTTCAGCGGAACGTCTAGCGATTTGCCTTTTCCCATGATAAACGACTTTCCGAAATCGAGCGCGAGCGCCTGCCCCGCCTGTTTAAAAAAGTCACCCAGGCGGAGCGTGCCCGCCATAATCCCTTCCACCGCCTGGTCGAAGTATTTCGCGAGATCAATCGTGCCCTCCTTGACCGCCTCTGTCGCCTCCTCCTGGCCCTCAACCATCGCGTCATAAGTGCGCGTCACCTGCTCGTTTGCGCGGACAATTTCCATGCGCGCATCGATAGCAGCGATCTCGGCGTCCGTCAGTTTGTCCACCGCTGCGGCCGAAACTAAACGCGCCCGCGTCAACCGAAATTCAGTTTCACGCGCCGTCAAGCCCAGAGCGATCGCTTCTTCGAGCACTGCCGTCTCGGCCTTAAGTAACGCCGTCCCCTTCTCCAGACTCGCCACGCTCGCCGCGTTTGTGTCCTTGGTTTTTTCAAGCGCCTCGCCGTGTTTCGCGAGCGCCTCCGTATCGTCAACCAACGCGTCGTTTAGTTCGATGAGTATATCCTTAATCTCTTGATATCCGACCTTAGCCGCCCCCAGCTGGTCTTTGAGCTTATCGAGCTCCACCCCTCTAGCAGCCCCGACACGCTCCCGCATCCCTGCTGTTCGCAGCTTCTGGGCCGCTTCAATCTCCAGTTTTTTTAGAGCGATTAACTTTTCTATATTTTCTATTTCTTTTTTCTGGGCTTTCAGGGCTAACAGCTGGTTACGTACAACAGTTTCATTATATACTCGCTTCACCTCACCGATCAGTTTCGAAAAAACAGACACTAGCCCCGTGATACCCTGCGTGAACCGCTTGATAAACGGAGCCAGTTCGATCAGCGCCCGCTTAAACTGCGTGTCGAGTGCCGCGGCCGCGACGTTGAAGGCGGTATTGAGTGCCGCAGCTTTCCGCGTCAACTCCTCTTCTAATACTCGGCCTAGGTCGCGCGCTTCTTGTCGCTGCCTCGCCATCGCAGCCGACCCCTGCGAAAACGTCGTCAGCATTGCGACGCCCTCACTATCGACCAATTTTTGTACAACAGAAAGTTTCTGCTCGTCGCTTGCTAAACCCGCTATTTCATCGGCAAGTTTCGGGATGACGGTTTCTAGCGTCGAATATTTCGTGCGGACATCTTCTGCGGAAATGCCCAAGGCAAGAAACGCCTCTTTTGCCGCGCCCGCTTCGGTCGTTGCAAAATCAGAGAGGCGTCGGCCGAGTCGCTGAAGTCCTGTGTTGACGGTTTTTGCTTCAACCCCAGTGGTTGAGAAGGCGTGCTGGAGCTCTTGCAAAGACTCTACGTTAAGTCCAATCTTGTCCGCCGTATCCTGTAGCGCGTTTGTCTGCTCAAAGGCTTCTTTCGTAAAACTCGCAAATCGTTTAATAACGGCCAAACTCGCTAAGCCAATAAAGGCTTTCTTCATTTTTGTGGCGGCCGCAGTCACGGCACCGAGCGATTTACGCGTCTGCGCGGCTTGCCGCTTCATCGTCTTCTCGAAGACCTTTAGACGCGCGTCCGATGCGCGGAAGGCTTTGTCAAACTTCTCGTTAGTCGCCGTCAGCGTGACGCGCAGTTCCTCTAGTGTTTGAGCCACTTAATCGGTTTCCTTTGGGCGAGGCAGAGACGCACCCTCTCCGCCCATCAACGCTTTCGCCATCGCGATCTGCTGTTCGACGCTTTGCGTTGACTGTTTAGGTTCACGCGCGGCAGCAGTCTCCGCATCGATCAAAAGTTGTTTAATGTGCGGGAAAATATCCTCAGCAGAATACGGGCGTGACCGCTTCTTACTGTCGCGATTGACTTCGACGACCATCGCGGCAACCGTCCCGGCGCGCAAAAAGGCGCGCGCCTCTTGGCGCTCATGTCCCTCGATAGCGAGAGCGGTCTCTGGTAATGTCATGCCCCAAAAATCCTCGGGCATTATATGGATCGACCCTACGCAGATCCGGAAATAGCGCGACCACGGGACTACGAAACGCCGTCGGTCAGCTTCGGTCTCACCGCCCGGACGGGTCGTGTCTTTCCCCGCGCCGGTTCCTCGTCGTCGCCATCTTCATCGCCGTCCTCGTCCTTGCGATCAGTGATGCCATACGAGGCCATCAGGACCTCTAACACCACGGGCACAAGGTCCATTAAGCTGACCTGTTCACAGATCCTGAGCGCCTCCTTCCGGCCCAGCTTTGCGCCGGTAATGAGTGCCCGTTGTAGGATCTGCATGCTATCGCGGAGCGAGTAGCGGTTCTCGGTGAACCGCTCCAAAAGCTCGCCCGCGGAGGCGGTTAGCGACGCCTCGAGCGACAAGAGGTCGTTGTTTGATAGCTTAAGCGTATATTCCTCGTCGTCCCATTCCCAGGTCACTTCCGCGCGTAGGGGGTTCGGCATATATGTCCCTCTGTGCTACTAGGCCCAGGTGACCGGTCCAGTGATCGTCAAATCAAAGGACAGCTCAACAGCCCCATTTGGCGGCGTCTCGATAGAACGCGAACTCACAAACGCCTGGAACGTGGCAGTTGTGCTGCCCGTATCGTTCCAAGTGATACGCCAATAACGCACGGTTTTATTTGTAAACTCACCGAGTATGCCCTTCGCGGCGGTAAAGTGTGAGCCGCTACTAGGGTCAAAGTTGGCCGTGCAATTGATCGCCCCTTGACTCGCAAGCCCGGAGACGAACTCGGCGCTCGAGCTACCTAGGTGTGTAACCTCAACCGTCGGGTTATCTGCGGAGGGTCCGCTTAACGTGCGAATTTCCGAAATAGCGACAAAGTTGGCAGCGGAACCCGTGTCTCCGGCCGCGAGAGTGGCGCCCGATCCAAGAAAGGCGTTGGTGCTCATTTTGTGACCTCCTGACGTCACTTGAAGTGACATCAAATACAGTTGTTCCCGAGCGAGTTACGAGCGTGAACATATTGGCGGCAAGCCCCCCGGCTCGGTCGTGGGGCGTTTCGGGCGCGACCCTAGCCGCCAAGCAAGCGCAAGTTTATGCGGACGTGCCCTCGACCACTATGTTATAGGTGACCGTCGTCCCCGAGCTACTATTTGCAACACGTAGCAAGTCACCCGAACCCGCCGTAACGGCATATCCGGCCGCGCTGGGTGCGCAAATCATGAAGGCCCCGCCCGGCAAAATATTGATCTTGTCGGTCGCATCGCCCACCCAGTTGATAAACTGATTGCTCGCCGCGCCTCCCACGACCACGCTGTTAGTGTTCGCGCTGGCCGCAGAAACATAAATCGTTTTGATCTTCACAAACGTCAGCGTGGCGCCGAAACTGTCGGTCAGACCGCCCGCGAGGTCAAGGTCCTCGTTCGACGACGCAGCGATCGTGCGTTGGTCATGAAAGAGTAAGTCCGCCTGATTGGCCCCAGTCCCACTGGAAATCGCGATGTTGTTGCTGAGCGCAAACGGATCTGTCACGGTCGACAAATCCTTCGAGCTTGTATATGTGCCGTTCACCTTAAAAATCACTTCGCCCGTCAATGCCATAGTAGCCTCCTATTCCTGCTGTCGGCACGCCGAAAACGTCCAGCTGCCGACAATAAAAAACAAATCTAAGTCGACTTCGTATTGGTCGGCTAAGTTGCGCTGGAGCGCTTGGCCGACAACAAACGGCCCCAGAATAGCGTCTGTTTTCCCATTAAGAGAAACCTCGATTTCCTCCGCGACCTGCTTCGCCTCGGCGTAACTATCCGACCAGCACTCGATGTCGATATCCGCCGTGTAGAGGTTCGAAATGCCGGTCAGCGTCGGGTCTTCGTATGTCGTCCCGGTCCGCCGGTATGTCACCGCGGGCATAACGCTCGCCTTATCGCCGACGGACTGTCGAATTACAAGCGGATAAATACGGTCTCCCACTAAGCCAGCGAGTCCCGGCTGAGCGCGCAAAAAACCGTACAATCCTTCCTCGACAAAGCTCACGAGGACGCCACCGCCCGCTGTTGCGCCTGGTCTAATACACGCCGGATTTCTTGGTTTGCTCGGCTTTTTTCGCTGTTAAATGCCCGCTGTAAAAACTTGTCAGGCGGGCGGCGCGGGACTGTAATCCTGCCGCGCACAAACGGATACTTCCCGCCTTTCGGCATTTTAAACGCCAGCTTCGACGGGCCGTACGTCGCTGATTTCGCGCCCGCGTGGATCATGTTGCCGTGGAACGCGGACCGCAGCCAGCCGATGTCGACTTTGACCGTACCGGTCGCACCACGTGCGCCTTTTTGGTTCACAACGCGGATACTTTTGGACAGTCGTTTTTTCTTGGATCCATCCTTGAAGGTCACGCGCTTCCGGGCGCGTGCGTTCGCCACCGGGGCATTCTGTGCGGCTTTTTTCTGCACGACCTTTCCACCGGCACGCACAGCCCGCCGCAGCGTTGCCGTTGACATGCCTTTTTTAATGGCAGCAAATTGGTCGTGCAACGCTTTAGCGTCAACAGTCATGGACGAGGCGAGAGCCATTAGACAAGCTCCTCGACTGTGCACCGTAATTCGCGGCGCCGGTCATCGACATCGATCACGCCCTCTACGTCAAAGATGCGGCCGTCCATGACTATACGATCCTTAGGCGTCAGCTCGCGATATCGCATCCTAAATTCACCGGACAGTTCCGGCGCAAACTGGCGCGCCGTAAACTTCTCGGTCCCCTTCAGGGGCAGCCATTGTGCCCACGTCGAAACCAGGTGTGTCCATGTCTCGGTCACCTCACCAAAAGTGTTTTGCGTTTCTGACACGCGCTGCACCGTGACACGGCGATTCAGTTTGCCCGCTTGCATTACGAGACCACCATGAGCCGGTCCGGCTGCAACATCATGTCAACCGTAATCGGCGACCGATTTACAGAGGGGCCAACAACAATACTTTCTCGATTTTCGTAGGCATCCGCGACATACATTTTTATCGCGGATTTAAAAATCTCAGGCACATCAGCCGCCGCGCCATATCCACACACAAACGTCAGCGTCACCGCATTCGGCACGGCGCGAATGGACGGCCAGCTCGCATTATACGCAGGCACTACACGCCCCGGCTCGCTCAGTGCGTCCAGCGTATATTCTGACGACGACAGCGTCTGAGTCGCGCCGTCGGTGTCCACGTACTGCACGCTAGTAACCGACACCACGGGGCTACGCCACAACGAAAACGCGGCAGGGTACGCGTCGAGCGACGCCTTCCACGTTTGCGAACAGTAGGCCCGGTTCTGTCGGTCCTCGCAATAATGACGTGCTGCGGTAGCGAGTGCAAGGATAAGCGCGTCGTCCGCAGAGTGGTCGACGCGGAGCCAATCCTTGCACTCTTGCACGCTCACCGGCTCGACCGTCGGTGGGGTCACAAGCGTCAACATCCACTACGCCTTCGCGTTGGCCGCATCTGCAAGCGCGACCCGGTGCCGCGGATTACCCATCAGGTACAGCCCGCACCCGATTTGGGCGTTACTTCCAACGTCCGCCACGGATAACTGGATGTGAGTAAAGTCGTTATTGACATCGAGGTCGTGATCGTTGACGCGTACGCACATGATAGCCTGCGATTCCGCGCTCGCTGCGTTCGTATAAGAGGTCGCGGCGGTTTGGGAGGTTTTAGTCCAAGCAGCCACCCCGGTTAGGGTGCCGACTTTTTCGTGAATAGTCGTGAAAGTCAAATCCTTGGCACCGCTGCCATCATTTGCGGTAGCCTGCTGCAATTTATAGACAGGGTCGTCCCCAGCCGTGCCAGCCGCCTTATATAGCACGACCACGCAGGACCGGTAGTCTGTCAACGCGACCCAGTCGCCATTATTTGCACCGGCCTGCATGTCGATCGGGATGATCGCGGCATCGATGCTGCCTAGTTCGAAATTGTCAAAAGTACCCATATTCCTTATCCTCCTCCGGCTATGCTAGCACCACATAGGGCGATTGGGTGTTCGATCCTTTGGCAGGCGTCACCGCCTTGTTCCACATCGGCTGCCCATCGACTCGCGTCGTCAAGCGGAAAGCCATTTCGTCCTCGGAGAATTTCACGTGCGCGGACGTTGCTAAACTCGGCCCAGCCTTATCGATCACAATATACTGCGACAAGTCCACCAAGATAATATCACCGGTTGTCCCTTTCGTGGCACAGTGCTCGTTTTCGATAACGTCGCGGCCCATTAAACGCGCCCGCGGCGCCTCATTGATGCCGCCAGCGGGCAGCCACATCGGCTGGTTGCCGAGCGTGATTACGTATAGGTCAGGCTCGGCGTCCTGATTGACAAGCCAGACTGCGTTCTGTCGGCTGCCCCCGTGGAGGCGTGCCCACATGCCGACGATATCTTCAGTTTCGATATCGTTGCCGGACGACTTCCGCGTCACACTGACCAGCGCCGCCGAGCTCATAATGCCGTACGGCTTCCCGGCTCCGTCGCCATTGACGATCGCTTCCTCAATTTGCCACACCAATTCCTCGGCAAAGGCTTGTGACATAATACTCTCAAGCGCGCTCGCGTCGGCTAAAAGTTCATCCGTCATGTAGCCCAACGCGGCGACCTTGTGGAGCTCTAAATCGATACGCCGCATCTTAGGCTTGCTTGCCGTCACCGAGCCGCCCTCGGCCACCCAATAACCTTGCACCCCGCCCCACCGGCTACCCGTCACGCGACTACTTTGGTCAACGGCGGGAATCTTCATGCTGTTGCTATTTGCCGACAGCGGCAGACGCCGGACTCGCGATAAAATGTCGCCTGTGTTGTATGCCTGTGTGTAAACGTCCGAGAGGAAATCAGTCTGCACAGCATAGCCGCCATCTGATCCCACCCCTTGTGACATGCCGGAGGCTGCCTGGAGTGACACCAGGCGGTCGTCAACCAGCCCGCCGCTCAGCCCAGCCTGATAGACCGCCTGGAGCTGCTGACCGAAACTGTCAAACGGCCGATCCTCCACCGGCTGGGTCACGTCGATGCGTGCCGACCGGCGTGGCACCATTAACGGCTGACTCTCGCGGGCCGCTGAAAGTCGGGCTTTCATTTGCGCCTGCCGGTCTTCCGCCGTCTTCAGCGTGGCTTGACCTTGGTCAAGCTCGACCTTTGCCTCATCGTAGGCAGACAATAACGTTTCCATCTCATCCTCGCTGGTCTCGTCCCCGTCGGCTGCCTCTACGGCGGCCCATGCGACCTGCACGCTCCGATGTAGGTCCGCCGACCGCTCTTGTAACTCTTTCAACTTATCCATCTTGCCTACCTCCATTCTCTCTACGTGCCCGCGCGAGCCGCACCCGCGTCCGGACAGATTTTTTCGACAAACTGCGAGTCGGCACCGCAGCGCCGAGTTTTTCCAGAACTTCAGGGAGCGTGTCAACACGGTCCACCATGCCAAGGCCCAGCGCCTCACCAGCGACGACCGTACGCCCCTCCCCAAATCCGCCACGCACGTCAGCGACTGAGACGCCCCGGTGTTTTGCGACAGCGTGAACAAAGAGTTGATAAAACGTGTCGACCATACTTTGTAAGTGAGCGCGAGCCGACGGCGCCAACGGCTCGCTAGCGTTTGCTTCGGCTTTGTATTTACCCGCCTTGATAATAGTCGTCGTAAGGCCCGACGCCGTCTCCGCCTGGCTCTGTTCGCGGTGGACAGCGACAACGCCGATTGAACCCACTTCACCAGAGGGAGTCATAACGATTTCATCAGCGGCAGACCCGAGCCAATAGGCAGCGGAAGCCATCAGTGAATTGGCTACAGCAATTGTGCGCTTCTGACCTCGCGCGCGGTAAATCTCTTGCGCAAGCTCAGGCACGCCCTGCACCGCCCCGCCTGGACTATCGACGTCAAGCACGATTGTCCCGATATCACGAGAGGCAAGCGCGTCGCGATACTGCGACCGGAGTTGGTCTGTACTCACGCCCCCACTCGCATGTGTCACAAGGTTAGCCCGCTGACTAATCGTGCCGAAAACCGGAATCACCGCAACTCGATTTGCGCGTGTCACTGCGGGTGCGGCTTGCGCCCCCCACTCAGTGACCTCGGGTCCAGCCCCGGCGGCCCATAGTGCGACCGCACGATCGATGTCCGCGAGCTTATCCGGCAGGATCGCCCAAGGCCGACTATAAATCAGTGTGTCAATGTAATGTCCCATCATTTTCCCTTTGCCCGGCCTTCGGTTCCGCCGACAATGCGCGTCCCGGCACGACCAGCGCATCCCCTACGGGAGCGGCTGACGACGTGGCGGTGTCCTGCATGTTGAGCGGCTGCAAATAAGTGTCACCGCCGTCAATTGGATTTAAATTTTCTAATCGCCGAATGTCGTTAACAGAAAGCCAACCCCACTGGCGCGCGATAGCATAGCTGTCATACCGAGCCTTCGTGTCGCCGCGTAATAACCCTTCAACCGCATGTTCCGCAAAAAAAGTATCGGGCGCGACCATCAACTGTTGGTTGATCGCCTGTTCCCACCGCACGAGCCACGGGCGCAGCGTGTGGGTAAGAAAGTCTAAACCTTGGTGTTCGATATTCGAAAACGTCGCATTTTCGAGCGACTGGATGAGATGGGGCGGGACGCGAAAAAGACGCGCGATGTCGATGACGGCATACTGTCGCGACCCTAAAAACTGAGCCTGTTCCGGCGTCACCGATAGGGTCTTGACCTCCATCCCCTCTTCCAAGATCGCGACCCCGTGCTGATGGTTACCGCCGTGCGCTTTTTGCCACCCTTCCTTCAGCCGTTGCTGCGGCTCGGCGCCGAGCTGCCCAGGATGCGTCAAGACCACACCTGGCCGCGCGTCGTTTTGATAGAAGCGATTTCCGTACGCCTGGGCCGCTAGCGCCCCGCCAATTGTCTCGCGCGCATAGTCGATCACCGACAGCCCCACCATCCCACCGTCAGACAGCATCGGCCCCCGCAGGTGAAAAATTTCACCTTGCGTGTAGGTGAGGTCAGTCCCCGCGCTGTCGCGGTACGTATACACTAAGCCTTCGTCGCTACCTGTCACGGTCATCCGGTCCGGCGCGAGCGGTATCAGCTGGTCGACCGAGCCGCGCGCGCCAGGAACGATCACCGCATACGCGTTGCCCCGTAACAGAAGGTGTTGCATCATTAGCTGACGCAGCTCAAACGCACTCATATATGTATTAGGGCGTCGACTTAAAATATCGGCTAACGGATGGCCCGGTTCGCGCGCCTTCCCGCCGTCCGGCTGTCGCCGGTAAATCGGCAGCGGCAAACTTGCGACCGTCTCAGATAGCAAAACCACACACGCCAGCACCGCCGACGACTGGAGCGCGGTGTCAGCCGTCACGGTCTGACCCGCCGTCCCCAGCTGTGCCGGGCGATACCAAAAATCATCAATCGGACTCGGAGATCCGGCCCGTACGGTTCCTAGTATTTTTTGTATCCAGCCCATTTTGCACGCAAAAAAGCCGCAAACAGTCATTACCTGTTGCGGCTACTTACTCTCGCCGTTTTTATCGTCTGGCGTGTGGTAACGCCACGGCGGGCGCGTAGCCCGCCGCTATATGTCAACCGCGTGGGCTACGCTCGCCAAAACGGCGAAGGCTGCCCGCGCGTACTCGATACCCCCTGACACGGCGAGGTATCAAGCCCCATCAGTATACCCACTTCCGTCCCTCTCTTGCAACATGTCCGTCGTCGTCTCCGCGCTCACAAGCACCTCGCGCACACGTTGGTCGGGTAATAGGCGGACCACCACTCGGACCTGTCTCACATCGCGCATACGGTCGAGCTGCGGGCGCTGCCCCTCTAGCGCCCGCGTGATTGCCGCCAATACCCGCGCGCTACGTCCGCCCCGCGTCATCGCGCGGGCCACTCTTTCCGCAGCCTATCGTTGATATTTTTACGGCCCGCACCGGTACAGGTATATAGCTCGGCCAACCAACGGCCGAAAGAATCGCGTTTAAAGATTTCCAGGCCAATCGGGCGCCTGGTCAGCGCGACAAGGACCGCTTTCGCCCGCTCGAAATCCGGCTGGCCACGCTCGGGGGTGTCAACCCGTAGCAACCTCACCGAGACCGGCCCGATCCACGGGACCATGTGTGGCCCTAGCAAGACCATTTCGTTCACGACCAGCGTATCCCCATCGATAACTCGCACCACCTGGACGGTACACGGCGTCGGATGTGCCGCCACGTGTGAGGCAGCGACAGAAAGACCCCAGCCGAGCGCGACCAGCACAAAAAGCAGCATTTTTGCGGGCCGCCAGAAAAAAAGACGCCCAAAAAAGGCCCAAGACGGCACGATCTGACGCGTACACGTACGTACGCCCTTGATAGTGCCATGTTTAGGATAAACGGCATTTTTGGCCCTCATATCGTCACCAGCCCTCTCGACGTGTAAATCGAGTCGGTTTTTGGGGGCTGCACCATACAGCGCCCCAGCGCCATCACCAGCGCGACGACCCCGTCAATCTTCTCTTCGCTCGCCTTACGATCTGGCTTAATGTTGCCCGCCGCATCCTGTTGCACCGCGACGTTCGAAGCCATCCAGCGCAGCACAGGGTGCCCCGCATGCGCCAATGATGCGCCCAAAACGAGTTCCTCCAAGCGCTTCGTCGGGGCGCTCATGGATGCGAACCCCTGGCCAAACTGCACGACCTCAAACCCATCACCAAGCAGCTGTGTTTGCAACTGCGTCGAATTCCAGCGGTCAATCGGCACTTCGATAACGTCGTACGTCTCGGCCAACTCGTTCAGCGTGCCTCGGATCTGGTCGTAATCCACCACCGTGCCCGGCGTCGCGATCATAGCGCCACTATCAATCCACGTCTGATAGTCCACCCGATCACGCTCACGGCGACGGGCCACGTTGTCCGCCGGTGTAAAAAAATACGGGAGGATACTATACGGCTCACCCGCCACCATAGGCGGGAAGAGTAACACGACTGCGGATAAATCAGTCGTTGAGCTGAGGTCCACTCCGATATAACAGCTGCGGCCCGCGAGCGCGGCGGGCTCAACTTCACCGGCGCAGGCGTCCCACTTATCCATAGGCAGCCAGCGCACAGACTGCTCGGTCCAAAGACAGAAATTTAAACGCTTAACCAGATTCTCCTTAGCCGGTATCCCGTCCGCCTCCGCGACCTGTTCGCGCAGATACCGACGCGACACGCTGACGTCAAGCAGCGGGTTCGCCTTCTGCCACACCCCCTCGTCACGCCAATTGTCACAATCTGCACACTCGCCGTTCGGCTGCATAAAGCCCGCTGCATAGCAGACCTCGCAGGCATCGAGCGAGGCCACATAGGCAAACCACGAGTCGTTAGGCACGGCGTCGGACACAACCTGGAGGCTGTACTGATGATGGTCCCAACAGACGGAGGTCTTACTGTATCCGCTATTAGTGATCTCGAAAATCAGGGCGCGTGTGCGCCCTTTTGTTCCGGCGCGCATCTTGTCCACCACCAGCGGCGACGGATGCTCGTGAATCTCATCGACCAGCGCCATATGTACGCGCTTGCCATCCAGACTTTTATGCTCCGAGCTCACCGGCCGAAAGAAAGACCGCGTTTCAAGAACGGCAAGATTGCTTATATTCTGGTCGACGATCCCAGAAAGCTCAGGGCTTTGCTGCACCATGTTTTTCGCGTCGCGAAATACTATGCCCGCCTGGTCACGCGTCACCGCGGCGCTATAAATCTCTGCCGCAGGCTCATTATCCTCCAGCAGGCCATACAGCCCAAGTGCCGCCCCGAGCGGACTTTTACCCGCGCCTTTAGCCATTTCGACGTACGCGGTCCGATACCGGCGCGAGCCGTCGGCGTTATACCAGCCGAGCAGGCTGCCGATAATAAACTCTTGCGCGGGCTGGAGAACAAACGGCGCGCCATCGTCGAGACGCAAGAGCGCCGGAAAGAATTGCAAGAGATGCCCAACTTCGTCGCCGAGCCAGACTAAACCGCGAGCCTTGGCTGAGCTAACGTCACGCAAATGCCTCGCCGCAGCCTGGCGGACCGGTCGCCCGGCAACGACGTCCCCGGCTAACACGCGGTCTGCGTACGTGGTCACGGGATCAAGAAGCACGAGCAACACCAAACTGCCCGACCGTCGACGGAGCCTTCGGCGGCGCCGCCTTTAGGCGCGTCCGGGCGCCCGGCGTTAGCCCAAACTCGGCGAGAAGGCTGTCCATCTGCTTGACACACTGCCGCGCGATCGTAAAAAAAGGGTTGACCATAGGATACCCGCTCGGCGCTCGGATAAGCATCCCCTTGTTTTGTATCTCTCGGGTCGCGTCCAGCCACTGCGCCCACGCCTCGCAATAGGTCGCGAAAGCATTTCGGTCCAAAGGAGACATCAGGCCGAGCTCTGCGAGCTGTTTGCCGAGCCTACGCCATTCCTTCACGGCCGCAGCGCTCAGGCCATCCGGCGGACGTGGCAGCCTGATAGCAGGTATAGGCTCGCCCGCGGCTGCGCCGATTTTGCGCTTGCCGGGGTTCCCCTGCACCAGTTTGATGTTCGTGGGCGTTGGTCGCCTCCCTACGCGTTTCATATCGTACCCTCCTTTATGAGTCGCTTGGTCCTCTACCATAATC